ACTTCGCCGCCTTGCCGGACTTCGTCATGTCCAGCTTCACCGGCTTGAGTTTGTCGACGGTCTCGTGGTCGTAGTGGTGGCCCTCTTTCTGGAGGAAGCTGAAGACGGCCGTCTTCAGCGACTTGTCCGAGAGCGTCTGCTGGAGCTTGATGCCCGCAGCGGGCATCGGGTTCTCCTTGGCGAACTCCTCGAAGGCCGGGCGGACGTCAGCGTCGACGGGAATCGCGTCGAGGATGTGCTGCCAGTTGCCCTTCTTCCAGTCGGCGTTGTAGACGTGGAACAGGGAGCCCGCGAGCTTGTTCTCTGCCGTCCAGCGACGGGCCGCACCGAGGAGCTTCTGCACGACGGCCGCGCTGAGCTTCTTCCCGTAGTAGGCACTCATCATGAGTGCCTCCATCTGCTCGGGGAGCTGCGCAAACGCCTTCGTCTCGGAGGGGTCCTTCCACCGACTGCCGTGCGGGTGGAAGTACGAGATGTAGATGTTGATCGCGTCGTGGTACCCGCTCCAGACGCCCGGCGCGTGGTTCTGTGCGGGCGGCTTCTTGCTCGACGTGTTGAGCGTGACGAGCAGCTCGGGCTTTTCGACCGCGAGGATCGCGTAGGCGACGAAGGCAGGCCAGACCATCTTCGTCGACACGGGGATGTTCCCGCCGTCGAACACCTGCTTCTTCATCCCCGCCTCGGTCAGCGAGGTCGACATCTCGTCGAGATCGACCTGCGCGGCGAGCCGGTACTCAGGATCGGCGCACTCCAGGATCAGCGCCGCTTCGCGGAAGGGGTCGGGGCCGTGGACCCGACGCTGCAGCGCGTTCCCCACAGCGCCCGCGCTGTCCCCGAAGGCGCGGCGGAAGTCAAGGTTCCATCCCGTAGCCCGGTGGTACTCCTCGATGAAGCGGGCCGCCTTGCGGGGGTTGAGGTCGTACTCGAACCGCCACGCGCCAAGGGAGAAAGCTCCGTAGATTTCGTCCGGGGTCGCGCGCAGGAGGGCGACGGTGGAGTCCTGGAACTCGTAGCCCTCAGCCACGGCGTCGGCGTGGAGCTTGGCGGCCCAGGTGTGTCCGGCAGCGGCACCGTGCAGGTGCCACGAGCGCACGAGGGGTGAGTCCTGCTCGGAGCGGAGAAGCTGATACTCGGCCTCGACGAGCCGGTGGTTGACCTCGAAGAAACGGTGCAGCCTGCCGATCTGGTCGACGGTGACGCGCCCGGAAGCCAGCGACTCGGCGAGGCCCACACCCGTCACATCGTCCAGTGGCTGGCGGCGGTGAAGCTCCAGCGCACGGCCCGCTGCACGCTGCACAGAGAGCGGGACCTCGTAGGTCAGGTTCATGTGGTCGTCCAGGTCACGGTGATGGCGGGTGCCAGTGGCAGGCTGCCAACGGCAGGTGGATTATCGCCGATCCGCCACGCGGATCAATGAACTGGACGAGCCTCGCCGGAGAGCGCACTCGTACCGAAGAACCCCCACGCCTTTTCGTAGCGGGCGAGGGCTTGACGCGCCTCCGCGTACGCCTCCGCAGGGAGCCCCACCCCGCATCCGTTCCCCGCCTCGATGGCGCAAGGCGGCGGCTGTTCGAGCGTGCCGCCCGGACAGATCAGCTCCTTGAACGCCCGCATGACGGGCTTCGAGTCGTCGATCTGCTGCATACGGTCGGCGGGTAGCACGCGCACGGCCGCCCCGTCGTCCTCGACCCCCGCCTCGGCCAGCTTCGCAGACACGCGCTTCGCTTCGGCCCAGCCCAGCTCGGCGTGCGTCTCCAGCTCACCGACCTGACCCTCCAGCTCCGTGATTCGTGCCCGCAGTCCCTCTTCGCTCATCGTTCGGTCCTCAAGTCTTGAGTGTGGTGCCCGGGGTCAGCTCCTCCCAGTCCGCTCCGACGCCGTGAACCTGCTCCGCCCAACGGCGGCGCGTGACGTCGCAGTACCGGGGGTCCAGCTCTGCCGCGTAGCATACCCGCTGCAATTGCTCCGCGACCGAAAGAGTCGTGCCGGAGCCGACGAATGGATCGAGCACGATCTGCCGCGCGTCGGTCGCGTCGAGCATCAGCGCCTCGATCAACTCGACCGGCTTCTGCGTCGGGTGCATGTCGTTGGCGGTCGGCTTGGGGAACTCCAGCACGTTCGTCCGCCGGGTGTCCGGCACGTACCACGTCGCCCCTTCCTTCGCGCCGTGCAGGATCGGCTCGTGCATGTGGTGATAGTCGCCACGCCCGAGGGTGAATCGGTCCTTCACCCAAAAGAGCCAGCGCATCGCCACGCCGCCTGAAGCCTCCCACGTCCGCTCCAGCGCAGGCATCTCCTGCGAGGACATGAAGACGTAGCACAGCCCCGTCGTCTTCCGGAGGATCAGCTCGCACAGGTCCTTGAGGAACGTGCTCCACTCCTCCGGCTTCTGGTCGTCACCTTCGATGGTCTCACCGCTCGCGGACTCGTACGCGACGTTGTACGGCGGGTCGGTGATACACGCGGTGGCCTTCTTCTTGACGAGGGAGCTGAGCCCCCTGAAGTCACCGCAGAGCAGTCGGTGTCGCCCGAGGGTATAGACCACTCCAGGCTCCGACTTCGGCGGCCCCGAGGACTCGCCGACAGCGTTCTCCGCTCGCGGGGCCGCAAGGGCGTCGAGCCGGGCTGCCTGCGTCCGCAGGTCCTGCGCCAGCGACTCGAAGCCCATCGCGGTCGGGTCCGGTAGCGCAGCCTCGACAGAGTCGAGCACGGGGAGCGCCGCACGGACATCCCAAGTACCTCGGATCGCGGGGTTATTCATGGACAGGTTGGCCGACATCTCGGCCGCATCGTCCATGTGGACGACGACGCAGTCCGCGTGCGTCACCCCGGCGGCCATCAGCACGTCTCGCCGCTGGTGGCCGGAGATCACCCGGGGAGGATCGCGCTTCACGTTGACGACGATCATCTCCAGGAGCCCCAGATCGTCGAGAGACTCACGTAGCCCGCGCATCGCAGGCTCGCTGATCTCCCGGGGGTTGTAGGCTGCGGCCTCCAGGTCAGCGAGCCTGAACTTCTTGGTCTCGATCTGGGTCTGAACAGCCATGCGCATCTGAAGGGAAGGCGAGCGGGTCACAAGGACCCGCTCACCGGAACCGATTTGGAAGCGGGCGCGGTCGCACCCCGTGTGCCGCCAGTCTATCGCACGGTCAAGGGCAACGCTATCTGCGTCTCTGAGACCGTCGCAGGCGGTGGTGGTCGCGCTGGAGCATCCCCACGGTGCAGGCCACGTAGTTAAGCATGTTGTTCCAGCCGCTCGACTCGTTCTGCAGACGATCGCCGTACCAGTGCCCCTCGCGCAACGCGATCGCGTGCGTGACGCGCTCACCGCGCGGTCCGGGACCGGCCGCCAGATTGAAGAGGCGCTGCAGGAACCAGTTGTCGCGCGTCACGAGCCACGCATACGCGAGATGGAAGTGACCGTGGAAGCCCTCGCCTCCACCGCCCCACGCGACAGGCTCGTCGTAGTAGCCGCTGGGCTCACCGACAGGACCGATCGCCACGTACCACGGCGGCTGCTCCGCACCGGGCGGGTTCTCGTCGTCAGGGACGGGTCGTGCGTCTCCGTCGACTTGCGACTTGGCGACGAAGCGTGCGCCCGACAGTAGCATCTCGCGGATGCCGTCCTCGATGCGCGGCTCGATGATGCCGTCGGCGCAGCACTTGAGGATGCACCACAGCGCGTGCCCCCACAGGCCGATCTCGAAGGTCTGCATCACGAGGTGCTCGTCCGTCACTTCGCCGAAGCCGCGCCCTGCGGAGTTCTGCTTCGCAAAGGAGTGCGGGTCGGTGCCGGGTCCGTTGAGGGAGCCGCAGGCGTTCTGCAGCGGGCCGAGGGCCATGATCTCGGCTTGCGCCTCGAACCACTCCCAGTTGTCCCGTCGCCACTGGTCCGGCGCGATCGCGTAGTACATCGCCGCCGTCTCGGCGACCCAGGCGTGCTCGCGTCCGCCGACCACACCCCGGTACCTGTTCGCGCGCACGAACGGGAGGAGCTGATAGTTCGACTCCAGGTGATCGCCGAAGCCCCACGGGTGGTGCCGGTGGATCGTCTTCCCGAGGATGAAGTGCGAGGTCCACTGGTGCAGGTGGTGCTTGGCGTAGGCGTCGTTCCAGTTCCACACGAGCGTCTTCGCATTGAGCGTCCCGCGCACGCCGTGCTGACCGTCGACCATCCGGTACGGCTTGAGCATGTCCCGATACGGGCAGTCCCCCTCGTTCCACGGGAAGCCCTTGTCCTCATCGAAGCCGGGGATCTGCAACTGCGACGCGCCGGTCAGCGCGACGAGGAAGGGGATCTGCTCGGGGTACTGCTCGTGGAAGACCGTCTGGTCGAGCGGCATCCCCGTCTGCGGGTCCATCGCCCACATCACGTCGCGTTCGGCGTGACACTGGAGGAACAGCATGAGCAGGTAGTTCTGCTCCGGCGTCTGCGACCAGCCGGGGCACGGGTAGATCCACCACCCGCCGTGCTCGTAGCCGTGCGAGCATCCCATCGGATGCGCCCAGCCCAGCACCGGGGTGTGCATGTTGAAGTTCTGGTGCGGGTCCACGCCGCTCGCCAGGATGGCCTTCAGCGATTCGACCTGCCCGCCAAACCGGCTGCGTGCGGCAGCGCGTCCGTGGTATTCGTGTTCCGAGTCCCAGTGCCGATACGCACGGCCCAGGCGAGGCAGCGGCATCTGCTGCGGACCCCAACCCTTCTCGTAGTAGCTGCACGGTCCGTCCGCGATCGCACGGCCCACGCCGCGAGCGATCTCCTGCGCGCGGCCCACCTCCTCGCGCGGACAGATCACGAAGCGGCGGTGGAAGTGGTGGCGAGGACCCATCCAATGGTCGCCGTCGTCCAGCGGCTTGAGGAGCCACTCGCCCTCCTGCCCTGCACGCTCGACAACGGGGACGATCGTCCAGCCGTCACCGAGCCCGGTGAACTTGAGCCCGTCGAAGTACAGCGCGCCGGAGAAGCCCGACCCGTCGGGGTTCATGCAAGCGTTCGAGACCTCGATGGTCAGCTCGATGGCCTGCGTGTCCGCGCGCACGGTGAGGAAGGACCACACCCCGAGGATGACGTGCTCGTTGACCATGATGGTCGAGAAGTACGCCTCGGTGCTCAGTAGCGGACCGGCCTCGGCGGCGTACATGAATTCGCCGAACAGCTCGCAGCCGACGGTGCCGCGCACGCCGTTCGGCGTCGTCTCCAGGCCCAGGTTGATGACAGCGTCGCTGACACCGCCGGGCGTGCTGTCGGTGGACTCGGTGACCTCGTCGGAAGCCTCCAGGCGGTAGGCTCGGCGCACGTCGTCGACGAGGGCCGTCACCATCATGGCAGTCGGCTTGCCCTTCGAGTCTCGTGCGATCGCGTCGCGCTGCACTGCACGACCGTCAATGGCCCAGGACTTGTCCAAGTCCGGGCCGGAACAGGGAACGGGTGCGCGTACCAGGAACGGTGCCGACGAGGGGACCTCGTCCAGCTTGAGCAAAGCCAGCATCTCGAACTCTCCTATCTCTACGAAGGTGATGTAGTGGGGTGCGAGGATGACCGCAGCCGGGCCTTCAGCGAACGGCGCACAGGCTGCTCCCCCGTCCCCGTCAATCTCTTGAGTCGCGCCAGGAGCAGGTCCCGCTGGCGCTCAATCTCGGCGTACTCTCCAAGGATCTGTGCCCCCGCCCCTGCGTTCAAGTAGCAGGCCGATCCGTGCCGGTTGACGTGCTGGCAGAAAGGGCAGGGCGTGCCGCGATACCGCCACCCGAGGGCGACGATCTCCCGAACCGAGTCCAGGACAACGGCGAGTTCGGTGCGCTCCCTCTCCGTCTGCTGGAGCTGAAGCTGGAGCGATTCGATCTGCTCGGCCTGTCGCCTTGTCATGTTGCAGCGGTGGTCGCAGCCTTCCAGTTCCCCTCCGGTCCGTGAACGATCCGCGTCCAACGCTTTCGCACGAGGTCCATCTCTCGGGGAGACGGGACATACCCAATCAACCTACGCCCGGTCTTCTCGGCAGCAATCAACGTAGCGCCGCGCGATACGAGCACGTCGAGGATGGTGCCACCCTTCTGCGTGCTGTTGAGGACGTGGCGGACGACAGCCTCAACGGGCACGTCGTCACGAGGTGGGGCCGCCTTCAAGCGCCACGCATTGCTCTGCGTGCGGTCGCCATAGAAGGCTCGCATCCCCTTCGCGCGCCAGCCGTACAGGATCGGCACCGTCACATCGCGGTACGTCTCCCGTGCAAGCGGCTTCACCGTCGGGGAGTAGCAAACGAGAGTGTTCGACCAGTACCCGCCCAGCGCGAGGAAGGTCGCATGGACCTGCGCGAGTCTGGCTGTGTTGGTGGCGACGTGGATGCCGCCGGTCGTGTTCTCCAGGAGGTGCCCGAGGTGCGCGTCCAGGAAGGACTCGCGGAACGGCTCCTTCGACACGAGCCGTGTGAAAGCCATGTCGGCGCGTTCCTCACCGAGCGCGTCGAGAGTCCCGACGGAGGTGATGCGTCCGCACAGTAGCCGGTGCTCGCCAAGCTCGTACACGACGCCGTGCTTGGAGTTCGCGGACGAGCGCAGGAGCGTGGGCACGTAGTCGTCCTCGGAGAGACCGTGCCGCACCTCGTCGTCGATGCCAGGGCGGCTCTTGATGTCCTTGAGGACCTGACGGATGAGCGTGTCGAAGCGCAGCTTCCCGAGGAGCGCCGTACCCTCCTCGCCCACGAGATCGGCGATGCGCGCGATCACGCTCTGCGTCAGCTCGGGGACGAAGGTGCCCTCGATCGCCGCATTGTTGAGCGTCAGGTTCGCGCGGCGCTCGGTCGACTCGTCGAACTCGACGACGACGCAGTCGACGTGCGTCTCCTCCGCGTCCTGCAGCGCGCGGATGCGCTGGTGTCCCCCGACAAGTCGCTTCGCCCCTCCGGCGACGTTCACCACAGGCGGGGCCAAGAGGCCGAAGGTCTCCAGGCTGGCAAGAAGGCCCTGTAGCGCAACGTCCGTGATGACGCGGGGGTTGTACGGAGCAGCTTCCAGGTCGGCGATCTTGAATCGCCGCGTCTTCACTTGGACATACTTCTGGGTCGCAGCCTTCGCGGGGTTACGCCGCGTCTTCTTCTTGCGACTCGCCTTCTTCTTCGCCATCGGTTGCTCTCCTGTGCAGCAGCCGATGGCTGCCGCTGTTCTCAGGTCAATGCACCGCCATTCGCTCCTCGCTCACCTCCGGTTCCCAGCCCTCGGCGACGGCCTTCTTGAAGCACTCCCACCCCCCGAGGAGGAAGTCGCGGCAGGCGTGTGGTCGCCGCTCGTAGATCGTGCAACGCTTCGTCGTTCGGTCGAGCGCGACGCACACGTCGTCGACGCGCTTCATCCGGCCAACGTAGCAGTCGGCCGGGTCGGGCTCCGCCATCGCAGACGGGTCGGGCAGGATGCGCAGGTCGTCCTCGGTCAGTGGGACGTCCCACCCCTGACAGCACAACGCGCAGTCTTCGCAGCTCTCCTTCCGATCGTTGATCTTGTAGACCGGCATCAGGTACCGCCCCCTGCGTGCGCGGGCAGGTCGGAGTCGAAGCGCACGCTGGTGGGCACCACGATCGTCGGGCGCTCGGCCGTTTCGACCTTCAGCGCGTCGATCTGCTTCTGGAGCCACTTCTGGCCGGTCTTGTTTTTGAGCGGGCGGCGCAGGAGCGCGTCTCCTGCGCGAGCAAGCTCGGGCGCGACGACCTGCTGCCAGTGCGTCGGATCGAGCGGCTCGTCGTTGTCGATGACGACGGTGTTCGCCTTCCCGAACAGCTTGATGTAGCGGGGGAGGTTCTTCTTCAAGCCGTGGTGCGCCGTCTGGATGTACGACTTGGGCACCTTGCGTCCGCCCGCCTCCGCGCGTGCGAGGTTGCGATCCAGTGCGGTCTGGAGCTTGGTGACGACGATCACCGCGTACACGTCGTACCCCAACCCGCGCAGAGACTGAACCGGCGTCGACACCCGTGCGAAGTCCCACCCGGTCATGTCGATGAGCAGGCCACGTCGACGCTTCGCGTGCCAGTCCCGCTCCTTGCGCGCGAGACCTTGCGCCTTCTTGAAGAGGCCGTAGTCGTCGCCGATTCGTGAGAGAGGCTTCCCGGCCTCCTTGTAGAACCGCTCCAGGTGCTTGTCCTGGTCGATGTGCTTGAGGCCGCGTCCGCCGAACATCTCGCGTCCGATCGACCCCTTGCCGGAGCCGCCGGAGCCGAGGACGAAGATGGCCTTGAGTGCGTGCGGGTCGTGCTCGATCGACTCGCCGAAGACGTAGCGCAGACCGATCACGCGGTGGTGCGTCTCGGGGTTGCCAGTCAGCACCGGGTCGAGCCAGAAGCCCTCGGTGTCGAGCATGTCGTCGTGCCCGCCCTCCTGCGGCCAGTCGAGGCGGCAGAGGTTGGCGGGCTCCGGCAACGCGGCGAAAGACTCAACTAGACGTGCGGTCACGGCGAAGCCTCCTCGGGCGGTATCTTCAAGCGGTCGGAGATCGACTGAGCCAGTCGTGCGAGATGCTCGTTGGAGAAGACGTACCCGTCGTGGTTGCCCTTCTCCAGTTCGTCGACCAACCCCAGCACCGTGCCGGGCTGCAGGTGGTCGCGGATGATCAGGTACAGGAACGCCGTCGAGAACCGAGTGTCCTCGACCTTTCCTGACACCGTCGCTTCGGTAGCAGCGTCACTTTCGGGGCTCGTTTCCATCGCGCATCTCACTGACCGTCAGCACCTCGACACCATCGAGGAGTTCTTCGGCGTCGGGCTCATCATTGAGCGTTTCCAGTGCGTAGGCAATGACGTGCGCAGGAAAACCTGCCCGCCGGGCCGCGAGAATCGCAACCTGGAGATCGAAGTCCCGGCCTTGGAACTGCGAACCCTCCGCCACGGCACGCTGCAGGACGGCCTCGGAGTCGGTTTCGTCCATCGGCGGCGTGCTCAGCGAGGCCGCCGTGCAGCGTTCCACGAGCCGCTCCTGCAGGTCCCATCGTTCGACGGCGGCCTTGAGCGACTCGCGTACGCTGGCGGGCACCTTCTTGAGCGGGAGGCTCTCGTTGGTCGCAATCCGTAGCGCGAACCACTCGCCGCACTCGTCCCCGTCCTTCGCGCGGGCGGGGTGCCAGCCGCCGTACTCCCCGAGGACCTCGACGCGCTCCACCGGGATCTGGCGGCGGGAGGTGGGGTCGTAGACCTGCATCAGCGGCCCCCCGCCTTCAGAGCCCCTGCCACGAGGGCGGACAGCCCCCCGGACGGGACGGTCGCAGGACGCGCTGGGAGCGCCTGTGCGGCCTCCTCCAGCGGAGGGGTCTGAGAGGGCGCGGGAGCGGGCGCGGGGGCAGGAGAGGGCCGCCTGGGCGGGGTCTCGACCCCCTCAAGCCGGGTGGCGGGGTCCCAAGCGCACTCGGGGGTCCCATCATCGCCCCCACCGCCCCCAGCGGCGGCCATCTGAGCCCGGATGCTCCCGAGCGTGACGCCCGCCGAGGGAGGCGCAGCCTCCTCGGATTCGTCGAGAGGTGTAGCCGGAGGTGTCGTCTCGCCCCTGTTGCACAGGGCAGCGAGCCCACCCGCGACACCCTCGCGGGTTCCTTCCACCCGTTCGGGCGGCAGTATCTGTCCGCTCATCGGCTCTCCTGATTTGAAAGCCGGGGGCCTACGCGCGTGGCGCAGACCCCCGGTGGCGTCGAAGAAGGCAGGTAGCGGCGCGGGACTAGGACTGCTCGTCGTCGCTGGAGGTCAGGCCACGCGACTCGAAGTTCCGGAGGATGCCTCCGGCGAGCTTGGCCCCCTCCTGCAGCGACGAACGCGGCTGGAAGGCCCCCTCTTCGGTGGCCTCACCGTCGCCCGTCTCGTCCTTGTTGGCGTCGTCGGTGTCGGTCTCGGGGGCCTTCTCGGAGAGCGCGAGAGCGTAGCCCTCGACCCCCGTCTTGCCGCCCATGCTCTCCTTGAAGGCGGCCAGCACCTCCTCGGCGTCCTCGCACACGGCGACGGCGAACAGCGCCTCGTCGACCGGCACGGCGAGTCCGAAGACGGCGGCCTCCATGATGGCGTCCAGGCTGAGCGGCTCGGTGCTCGCAGCGAGAGCGCCCTTGGCGGCCTTCTTCAGCTTGGCCTTGTTCTTGCCCTTGTACAGCTCGTACTTCTTCTTCCCGGCCGGGGTGCCGCCCTTCTTGTACCCCTTGTCCTTGACGTAGCCGTCGCCCTTCCTCTTGATCACGCCCTTGTGGAGCATGGCGATCATCGAGCGCACGGCGCGGTTGCCCATCGCCTTGCCGCGCTTCCAGAGCTTCTTGAAGGTGCCCTTCTTGTACGGCGGCTTGAAGGGGTTTTTCTTCTTGGCTTCCTCCAGGTCGAGGCCGAGCGCGTCGAACAGGGCGGCGACGCGGGCCTTCTCCTCCAGGGAGGTGCCTTCCTCCTCGATGGCCTCCGCCAGCATGTAGGCGTAGACCACGAGGCTGTGGCCGAGGTCGTCCTCGTCGATCAGGCGCGCGAGCAGCGAGCCGGGCAGGACGTGGATCGTCTGCTCGTCGCCGATGGGCTCGCCGTCTTCGTCCAGCTCCCGCTCCTTCGTCTCGATGACGAACTCCTGGATGCCGGGCAGTTGCCAGACGGGGTCGAAGTCGAGGTGAACGAGCAGGTCGTTGATGGTCTGCGCCTCCAACGTCAGCTCGCCGGTGTCTTCGCTGATGAGCGACACGACACCCGCGTCGGTCGAGGGTTCGTGCGCTTCTTTCAAGATCACGGGCATCGTTGTGCTCCTTGGTGTTCGAAGTGCGATGGTTCTCGCGGTGGTGAGCGTAGCCTCTCAGGCCACGGCGTCCGCGTCAAGGGCCTCCTGGACGCGACCCGCCTGTTCGGCAGGGAGGATGAGTGCGAAGGCGTCGCCTTCGGGCTGTAGCGGAAGGTCATCGGAGAGCTGCAGCTCGGCAGCGATCCGGACAAGCCGGTCGAGCTTGTCGCGCGGGACGAGGAGAGTCTCGGAGACGTTGCCGCCCCCACGCTTCACGTCACCGTCGTCTGCGGGGGGCTTCGGGGCGTTCTTCGCGCCGCCGACACCCTTCCCTCGATTCAGCGGGGGACCGCCCCCAGGGCCGCCCGACTGGAAGCCGTGCGGGTCAGGATCCCCGTGTCCTCGAAAGCCACCGGCCGTCGAGGAGGTGGTCCCCTCGTACACGTAGCCGTCGCCGTCCTTCTGGACGCCGCGCTTCTTCAGGTACCGGAGGACCGTCTTCATCTCCTTCTCGGAGGGGGGCCGACGGGAGACGATCGGGTCCTCGCTGATCCGGGCCATCAGGTCCGGCAGCGTGACGCGCCGCCCTCGGTGGTCCGAGAACCAGCGCATCGTCGCGCCCTTGATGGGGAGCAGGTCGGTCACCAGTTCGAGTAGCTCGTCCTCGGCAAGCGCGTCGAGGAACTCGTCGTCGACGAAGTCCTCGAAGGCCACGACCGCCTCGCCGATCTTCTCCTCGGCCTTCGCAGCGGCCTCCTCGGAGTCGTACTGCTTGGCCTTGGTGATGTCGGTCGTCCAGCCGTCGCCGGTCCAGTAGCGTTTCCCGTCGTCGTGGACGATGACGAACGTGTCCTCCTCGGACTCGCGCAGCTTGCGGAGGTTCTTCAACGCGGCCATCACGTCGGCGGGGGCCTCGTCGGGCGTAGCGAAGTCGAGCTTCGACCCGAGGCGCTGCTCAACGCTCTTCACCGCGCGCACGAGTCCGCGCTCGTCCCCCAGGGAAGAGACGCCGACGATCTTCAGCCCGGTCGGGATGTGCGTCACGACCCACGTCCCCTGCCCCCGGTTGTCCATGTGGATGCCGAGGAACTCGCCGAAGGTGCGCCCCTGCACCGTCTTCTTCGCCGCGCTGCCCGGCTTCTTGCCCGGCACCGCGATCTTGAAGCGCAGGCTCTTCGAGCCCTTCCAGTGGACGTGCTGGTACCCCTCGTCGACGGACTCGCCGTAGTCCTCGAAGGACATGCCGGAGTCGAGCTTGCGTACGATGTTCGACTTGGCGGTGCCGTCGACGTCACGCGGATCGAGCTGCGCCGCGTCGCTGAGGTTGTACCCGTTGAAGGACGCCTTCCTGGACTTGTTCGTCGAGGCGTCGTAGTCGATGCCCTTCGCCGTGCCGTTCCGCTGCTTGGCGGTCACGAAGAGGATGTGATCCCAGTCGCCGGGATCACCGCCCCCGGTCGTGCGCACCCCATAGAAGCGGCCGACCTTCAGCGACTTCGGAGTGAAGCCCTCGTCGAGTTCGTCCTCCGACTCGCGCAGGCGTCGCAGGGAGGGCTTCTCCGCGTCGAACGCGAAGGCCGTCGGCTTGCCTCGGGCGGGCGCATACTCGACCACGTTCAACGCGCCGTCGAGCCACGCGGGCTTGTGCTTCCCAACGTAGTGCAGCACGTCCTGAGCGGCGCGCTTGAGCGGCGTCCGCGTCGAGATCGAGAGCGCACCCGTCGCAGCCTGCCCCTTCGGCCAGACCTGCAGCGTGAGACTCTGCGCCTCGTCGAGATCGTCCTCGTCCTCGGGGATCACGTTGTTGGGGTGCGGGTGCAGGCCGTACGGGTCGTAGTGCGTCGCCTTCGGACCCATGCGGATGACCGTCTCGGTCGGGCGCACGCGGGAGGGGACGCCGCCGGGCTTGCCGGTCGTCGCCTTGATGAGCTTCGCCGCGCCCTTGGAGGTCTTCTCGTAGACCGCGTCGCGGTTGGGCTTGGCATAACGATCGCCGACGGCCAGCTCGCCGAACGTCGTGCGCTGCACTTCGTCGACGGACTCGCGTAGCCGCACCCACTCGTCGCACGTCAGCCCGTCGGGGTCTTTGATCTTCCGCCCCTTGTACTTCCGGCACGAGGCTCCCCGACCGCCCTTCTCGACGAGCGCGTTACACCCGTTGCAAACGCGGTTGCTCTCCTGCTCCCGAACGGAGGCGTCTCGAAGCGGAGCGAAAGCGGCCTCGTCCAGCTCCTCCTCGGACTCGCCGAGAGCCTTGACGACGTTGTTCGCAAAGCGCAGGACGGCCTTCGGGAACGGCTCGCTCGGGGGTTTCTTGGTCGTCTCGTGGTGCCACATCACCTCGCCGTGCTTCAGCGAGCCGTAGTAGCTGACCTTCGCCTTCTCGTCGTCGACGAAGACCACGCCGTTCGAAGTACGCCGCACGGTGAAGCCGGGGAACTTCCTGATCTTGCTCTGAGTGCGGAAGCCAGCCTCGTCGACGGACTCGCTCAGGAGTCCCTTCGCGCGCTTCGACACGGCCAGGGGAATGCCCAGCTCCTTCGGGGGCTTCGGCTTGAAGAACGAAGACGGGTACTGCACACCCGGGATACCCCGGCGCGTCCACGTTCCGTCCTCGTAGTACATGAAGAGGCGACCGCCCCCGGGATCGCTCACCTCGACTCGGCGCAGCTTGCGCGTCGTGTTCAAGTGGCTCCCCGGAGACAGCGTCCGCAGCTTCCACCCACCCCCGGCCGTAGCGACGGCCTCGCGCAGACGGGAGCCGTTGCAGTCGGGGCACAGGACGAAGTGCCAGCCGTCGTCGGCGGGGTTCGCCTCTTCGGCCATGTGCCACAGCGTGATGAGACGCGGGTCGTCCTCGTCGGGGCCACTGACTCGCGCGAGCTTCGGATCGTCGCGCTTGTCGCCCTCGGCCATGTACACCGGGACCCAGCCCGTCCCTTCGCAATGGCCGTCGCACATCGTCTCGGGATCGGGGTGCGGGATGCCGAGCGCGGTGTAGCGGTCGCTCACCTCGAACTGCGCCTCTTCGAGAGGCACGCCGCGAGCGTCCGCGTACTGCTGCCAGCGGCTCTCGTGCTTGCGCCGGACCATGTGCTTCCCGGCCTTGCCGAGCAGCTTCGTGATCGCGTTGCGCGACTTCATCACGAGGGCCTCGAAGCCGAAGTGCCAGCGTCCCTTGATCTTCTCGGCCTGCCGCATCGTGAGCCACTCGGCCCGGGAGTTCTCCCAGTCGAGCTTCGGCACGAATTCGTCCTCCACGACCCCGAGGAAGTTGTGGTACACGAAGCCGCCGCCGGGCGAGGTGAAGACGAACGCCTTGTGGATCTTGACCGGGCCTCTGTAGCCCAGCTCCTCGATCAGCTCGCGGCGTGCGGCTTGCATCGGGTCTTCGCCCTTGTCCATCGCACCGCCGAAGAGGCCCCAGGTGTTCGGCTCGTTCACCGCGCGGGATCGCTTGCCGAGCAGGAAGCGCCCCGTCTTCGGGCAGATCGGGAGGATGCCCGCACCCGCAGCGCCCCAGAACTTCTCCCCAGAGGGGTTCGTATGCAGCGCGGCCTTGCCGGAGCCGATCTCCTTCCCAAGCTCCGGGTCCACCTCGCAGAGTCCGAACAGCTCGCAGTACGCGGGGACCTCGTCGTCCGCGATCTCCACGATCACGACCTCGATCTCGTCCTCGTCGTCGGACGTTGGCAGGCTGCCACTGTCCTCGGCCTCGTACCGCTTCAGTAGCGCCTTGACGCGCTTCCGGTCGTTCGGGTCGATCTTGGCCCACGCCTTCTCGGCGGCGCTCTCCTTGCCGTCCTTGTGCAGCCGCACGGCGTCCTGCACGGCCCGCTTGAGGCCCACGGCGAGCTTGCCGAGCACGCCTCCCGGGGCCACCGAGCCGAGCGCCCCGAGCGCGACGATCACGTCCTCGTCGAGCGCCACCTCGTCGAGCATGTCGGCAGCCGCGTCGATCAGCTCCTCGACGGGCGTGCGCGTCTCCATCATGTACGCGCGCTTGCGCTCGTCGTACTTGATCTTGCCTGCGTTGGCGAGGCGGGCCAGGGAAGCCATCACGCCCGCGACCGAGCGCAGGCCGAGACCTCGCTGCACGTCCTTCGGCTTGAGGTAGCGGCCCTTGTTCTGCGTGAGGAAGTCCGCAACGGCGAACAGCGTGTCGCCCTTGAGCGCGGTCGACGAGGAGCTGCGACGGCCCATGCGCGCGTCGGTCTTGCCGGAGTCGGTGTAGTAGGTGAACTCGACACCGCGACCACCCGTGCCGGACACGATGGAGACGGCGCGGTTGCGCGCGTCCCAGCGTGCGACGTACCCGCTCGTCGCCGTGCGGCCGACGGTGCCCTGCGTGCGCAGCCACTTATCGAAGGCGGCTGCGGCGTCCTTGCGGAAGGGCGCGGGGACTCGGCCCTTGTCGAACGCCGTGTCGAGCGGGGTCTCACGGCCCGCACCCTTCAGGCGCAGCGACGAGTCGCCGGGGAGCTTCAGCACCTTCGGCGGTTGGTAGCCCTCGACGAGTTTCGCGCGCCACTTCCCGGCCTTCACCTGCTTGATGAACTTGTCCACCGGGCCACGGTTCACGTACCCGCTGCGGACCGCGTTCCAGACGACGCCGTCGATCTCCTTGAAGTCGCCCACGGTGCCGGGGATCGTCGGGCGCGCGATGAGCTTGCCCTTCTCCCACTGCTTGTCCGTAGGGGCGGCCTCTTCGACGGGCTCGCCGATCGACTCGGCCACGCCGTACTGACTGGCGACGCCGATGAACTCGTGCGCGGCGTCCACGGTCGAGAAGTCGATGCAAGCGCGATGCGGAGGGAACGCCTCGACGTGCTCCACGCCGTCAGCGTCGCGTGCGAGGTGCAGCACGTCGTCGAGATCGCTCTCGCAGCGCATCCACACCCTCACGAGCGTCTCCTCGGATTCGTGGACGACGACGCCCCCACTCTTGCCCGTGCTGTAGCGTCCCATGAGTCCATCCTTGTCCGGCTTCTGGTACTGGAGGCCCAGTACCCCCATCAGCTTCTTCTGCATTGACTTGCTGCGGGGGTCCTTGGCCGGGATGACGCGCGCCGTCCCGTCCTTGCGAACCTCGACGCCGTACTCACCGACGGCCGCTTTGATCTCGGCGTCGCGCGCCTGGATCCGCTGCACCGCCTTGCTCTTCTCCGGCTCGGTCTCCGGAGGCGCAGGCGTCGTGGTCGTGACCTCCTTCCCGGCTCCGGTGGGCTTGACGGTCGTAGCCGCCCCCTTCCCGAGCTTCGAGAGGTCCATCGTCTTGACGCCCTTCGTGTCCACACCCTTGTCCTTGGGCTTGGCCTTCTTCTTCGAGGGCTTCACGTCGTCGGCGGTCGCCTTGCCCGAGAGCACGTCGCGCAGGAAGTCGAAGACCTCCACGGAGATGCGCTCGCCCGGCCCGTACATCGCGTAGCCGATGCACTCCGCCCACCACTCCTCGACCTTCGTCGCGCCGTACGTGGTCGGGGTGGTCTTCGCAGCCTTGGCCGCCTTCTTGTCGGGGGCCACGTTGGCATTGAAGTACGCGGTGACCGCTGCGCGCTGCGCGCCCGACAGGACGGAGTACCAGATCGTGTGCCCGTACTCGTGGACCATCGTGTGCGGAGAGCGCGGGGCCTTCCACGCGGCGAACTTGCTCGTAGCGACCGGCGAAGGCACGCGGTTGAGGTACACGACGGTCGACCCCTTCCACATCCACCCGCTCGGGCCGCTCTTGCTGCCACCTCCCAGGCCGCCCTTCGGAGCGCGGCTCATCACGAGCGCACCCTCCAGGCTGGGGAGCTTCAGCGCGTTCATCGCCTTGTCGATCTTCTTCAGGAAGTGGCGCAGATCGAAGTCGTCGATGACCGGGTCCGGGTGCAGCTTGCCGTCGTCGTAGTCGCTCCTCGGATAGACCCACCCCGGCTTGGCCTTGCCGTTCTTCATCGGCAGGGCGCTGTACGCGGTGAAGCGTCCGATCCGAGGCGTGACCTGGACGATCTGGTCCTTCTTGTTGCGGGCGGAGACGGCGGACTTCGACACGGACTCGGCAAGCGCGTCCTCCACACCCCACTCGCAGTCAGCTCCGTAGCCGTCGAGGGGTGCCGCGTCGTCGAGGTCGTCGAACTCCTCGAAGTGCAGGGAGCCGAGCGCGGCAACGTCCTCGGTCGCACCCTTGAGCCCCATCATCGTCTTGAAGATGGCGATCTTGAGCGCATACCAGCGGTCGCTCTCCTCGGGCACGTCCGGGTACTGGTCGGACACGCGCGCACCTGCACGCTTGTATCGGGAGTACGCCTTCTGCACCGAGACGCCCGTCTTCTTGGCCCACGCCTTCACCACGGCGGGCATCGGCTTCTCTTCGAGCGTCGCCTCGGTCACGCCGTCGAGGAACTCGAAGACCTCCGCGATCTCTGCGTCGAACATGCCGCCCTCACCCTCCGAAGCCGTGCCCGGTGCCTTGCGTAGCCCGGCCTTCTTACGCTGCGCAGCTCGCGCCTCCCGGTCCTGCGTCGGGCCGTACTGACGATCCCCGAGCTTCACGCCGTACGTGCCGTTGCGAATCGCAGCGGTGAGCCCCGTCCACTTCATCGAACGCGGACCCTGACGCTTCGCCCCGTCCTTGATGGCCCACTCCGACTGGCTGAGCTTCACGTTCCCGGCGTCGAGGTCCCGCCCCGTGATCGTCCACCACTGGTTGCGGATCAGGACGGACTTCCCCGGCACGAGGTACTGCCGTAGCAGCTTCTCGGACGGGCCGGATTCGTGCAAGTCGTGGACGGGCATGGGTCAGTCTTTGAGTACTTCCGTACTCTTCGCACCCCACTTCTTTGCGAGCGCCTTGAGCTTTGCCAGGGCGGTCTTCGCGTCTGGCTTGTGAGGCTCACCCGCTGTCTGGCTGCCCATCCGCATCGAAGAGGACCCTTTGCCCACAGTGATGACCGCGTGCGTACTCGCCTCGTCCACGTTGCGCATGACGTCGGTGACAGAGAGAGCGCCCTCAACGAGTAGCGACTGTTTGTTGTGCGGTGCCTTCATGATTCGTCTCAGGGTTGGGTGTAGAGGATTCGTTTCCCGTCGGCTTTCGCCTTCGCCTGGGCCTGCTTCTTCGCATCAGCGTACGACATCTGACCCTTGATGAAGAAGGGCTTCCCGCCCTGGCTGTAGGCGAAGGCCCAAGAGCCCGCCCCCTTGGGCTCCTTGCCGTGCGACGCCACGTACGCGCTCGTGTTCACGAGGACCTGAGCCTCGTCGACGTTCTGCATGGCGTCCCCGATGGAGAGCGCACTCTCCACGAGCCTCCGAGTCGTCGGAGTGTCCTTCATCCTGGTCATGGTCAGCTCTCGACGTACACGGTGCTCGCGCCCGCCTTCCGCGCACGCTTGACGGCTTCCTTCTTCGCGGCCCCGTACTTGCCCTGGATGAAGACGGGGGCCGTCTCCTTCCCGGCGATCACGAACACGAAGGCCCAGCGTCCGTCACCCTTCGGGGACTTCCCGTGCGCCGCGATGTAGCGGGAGTCCCGTACGTCGACGGCCTCGTCGGTGCGATGCACCGCGAGGGCTCCTTCGGCCAGCGTCTCTAGTCTGTGCGGCATGAGCCACCTCGGGTCAGTGCAGGGCGAGAGTGGGAGGAACCCCCGCCCTGCGTCCGCATCGAATTGTCACCACAGCTTCGCAGCGGGAGCGGGAGGGTCCTACTCCTCGTCGCCCCCGTCCTGCTCGGATTCCAGCGCCGCGATCTCGTCCTCGATGGACTCGTTGGCGCTGTAGCCCTTGCCCTTCGCGTACTTGAGCGTGCCCTTGTTCACGAGGCGGGACAGGACCTTCATCATCTGCGCGTCGGTCGCGCCCTTCGCGCCGGTGTACCCGGCCGCCGCCATCGACTTCTTGAGCGAGCCGAAGGTCGTCGACTTGCCCATCGTCTGCGCGAAGTACCCGAGGCAGGCGGAGATCAGCGCGGTGTCCGCACCCTTGCCGCCCTTCGCGGCCGTGGCAAGCGCGCCGCTCGCCCCGCCCTTCTTCTCGTCGAGAATGTCGAGCTGCTCGCCGGTCTCGTCCGGCTCCTCGCTGGTCCGGAGCTGCCGACGGCGGGCCTTGTACTTCTTGGCGTAGCGGCGGGCCTGCGCCTTGGCCTTGCCGGTCTTCCGACGGCGTGCGGCCTTGCGTGCGGCCTTGCGCTCCTCGGGCGTCCGCTTCTTGGCGTTGCGCGCCCGCGCCTTCACGGCCCCACGGCTCATCCGCTTGATGGCCTCCAGGACCTCGTCGCCCAGGGAAGCGCCGATCAGCTCCGCGCGCCGGAGCGCGTTCTCGAAGTCGCACTCCTCGACGGCGGAGTCGAACGCGCGGATGTCGGCGAGGTGCTCGTTCGCACTCGCGCCCAGCACGTCGCTCAGGAGGGAGGCGATCGCGTCGAGCGTGTCGTCCTCCAGCTCACCGATCGCGGCGGCGAGGGCTTCCTCGTCGTCCTCGTCGATGCCGGGGAACTCGATCTCCTCTTCGTAGCCCAGCTCCTCGGCCTGCTCTTGCACGAGCACGGTCGCGGCGCGGACTTCCTCGGGAGCCTCGGTGTCGCAGTCCAGTTCGATCAGAGCGTCGCCCTCGGCGTCGCCAGCGCGCAGCTCGATCTTGCCTTCGCCGAGCGTGAGCACGGCTTCGTCGATGACGGTCATGGAATCATCCTCCGGTTCGTGGGATTCGAGCGCGGCCTTCACCTTGCTCGTGAACTTCCTGTCCTTCTTGAGACCTGCGACGAGGACATCCTGCGCCGCTTTGTTCGCTTGCATCCAGAGCGGGCTGTTCCGGACCCACTTCATCACGCGCGTCCACGTCTGAGCGGGGATCGTGTCCCCGGGCTGCGTGATTCCAGTGAGGCGGAGCAAGTCCGGGACGTTGAACTCGAACTCGAAGTCGTCGCGGCCCTCGCAGATCCGTAGCGCGACCCCCTCGTCCGGCTCGCAGGATTCGAGTGCGTCGCTCACCATGCGAGCGAGCGCCCGGTCCTTCTTGACCTCTCTGACGAGCGCGGACTGCGTCGACTTGTTCACCTTCCACCAGTACGGCTGGTCGCTGATGTGACGCGCGATGTCCGTCCACGCGCCGCTCGCCATCTGCTGACCCTTCGTCGCCAACCCGGCCGCGAGGAGCAGGTCGCCGACGTTGAAGAACATCTGCATGTCCCCGTAGTCCTCGTCCAGCGTCGCGGTACCGTCGTCGGCTTCATACAGGCTCGGGTCCTTGCGGAACGCGGCGACCTCCTTCGCGGCGGTCTTATCGAGGTGCGGCGTGGTGAGGGCCTTCTTCGCCACCTCCGCAGGAGAACCCGTCTTCGCCAGCGCCCCCACGCGGTCCACCATGTAGCGGCCCAGCTTGGAGTCGAGCACGGCGCGGATCTCGTCGGGCGTGTACCCCTTGGACTTCCACCGCTTCTGGAGCGCCTTGAAGACGGCCTCCCAGTACGGCTCCACGTCCTCGGTACCCTGCGCGTTCATCTGGGTGTACAGCGACCCGAAGAAGCCGTACCCCTCGTTCTTGGTCTTGGGCACACGCGCTTCGTCGACGGACTCACGATAGCCGCGCGGGTTGCGGATGTTGTCCTTGCCGCAGTTGCCGCAGTACGCCTTCTTCGGGTTCTCCGTGTCCTTGCCGAGATTGTCGCCGCAGTTGGGGCAGCGCAGGTCGGTGCCTTCGTCGATCGGGTCGTCGACGGACTCCTCGTACCCCATCATCCCGTAGTACACGCTGTCGGGAATCTCGTCGCGGGCAGCGGTGTCCATGCTGGACGCGAGCTTGCGGGCCTCCTTGATCTTGCCCACCTTCAGGAGACGGAGGAGCTTCTCGTAGTCCTTGAGGTCGCCCGCGTACATCTTCTTCATGCCCGTGTCGCGCTCGTCGGCGACCAGCTTCTTGTACCGAGCGATCAGGTCTCCCATCGCCTTGACACCCGACGACCCGAGACGCTGCGAAGCCTCGTGGATGGCCTCGCCCAAGTGCTTCGCCACGAGGGCCAGGGCAGCCTTCATGTCGTTGGCCTTGCCGATGCGTCCGCCGACCGCGCGGCCCGTCTTGTCCTTGCCGACGCTCTCGATGCGGAAGCCGGAGCCGTCGGGGCTGATGAGTGCGACGCCCTTCCCCCTGTAGCGGACGAGGTGTTGCTTCGGGGAACTCGGGTGCGGCTTCGCTTCGAGGTCGGAGACCTTCACCGCTTCGTCGAGATCGTCGCCGGGCGGGTCGTTCTCCAGGTCGCCCTCCTTGTGCTCGACGATCCGCACGCCGCCCTCGTCCTCGAACAGCACCGCGTGGTCTTCCCCGACCACGAGGAAGCCCTCGTCGACGGAGTACAGCTCCAGCGGTTCCTCACCGTAGTCGGCGAGCACAACTCTGCCGCTCTCGCGTGCGAGCAAGGCCGGAGTCTCGTCGTCCTCCAGCATTGCTCCCATGTCGATCGCTTCCAGCACAGTCACGCCGAAGAAGTCTGCTACTCGGGTCATCGTGGTGTCCTCATCTCGGGGGCGGTGCGCATCAGGATCTCAAAGGGGGAGTAGCGCGTCAACGACGCGCGGGTCGGAGGACTGCACGAACAAACGGGGGCCGCCCTCCCGGTCTGCGTCGTTCCTACCCTCCGTCCAGGTCAGCGGGGGAGAGAGGCGGACGGTGGCAGGCTCGACCAGTGGCAGGCTGCCAACGGCACCGTCCCCGAGTGAGAGCCCCACTTCGTCGGGCCAGCCGTCTCCGGGTGTGTGTCCGATGTCTCTGGGATGTGTATCGACCGACCCCCGCTCCCAGGCCCGTGAGAGGCATTCGCTGGAACAGTATGGGCCATGTGTCTGGGATGTGCTCCCGTACCACCGCGTCGCCCAGAGTCTGATGACCGCGTCGCACTCGGCGCACCAGCCCAGGCTCGGGTGGAATCCTGAGCTGTCCTCGTCCGGGTGCCGGGGCCATCCGTAGCTCATGACTGCGAGTACCTCCAGAACAGGAAGATCAGGAGGCCGATGCAGATGACGACCACGACCCCGACGGCGCGGTCGAGCTTCTGCTCCTGACGCTTCTTCGCTCGGGCCAGCTCGATCTCACGCTCCCTTCGGGACTGCGGCTTCGTCCGTGGCTTGGGCACTAGAACTCCTCGCCCTTCTCCAGAGCTAGGCGACGGGCCACGTCGACGACGCGCTCGTCCTTGTACGGCGTGGAGTCGAGCAGCTCCCGGAGCTTCGCGGCTCCCGCTTCGTCGCTGGTCGCCTCCGCCGTCTTCAGGGCACGCCGGGCTTGCACGAGGGTGCGTGCGTAGCTGGGCACGTCTCGCTCGGAGATCGTGGTCTCGGCCTCGTTCACGATCGCCCCTCCTCACCTCCCTCGTGGAGAGGTTGCCGGAGGCCCTTCGGTTTGCGGATCGCGGCGGCGAGGACCTCGACGGCTTCCTGCATGCGCAGGTGACCGGCGCGGTCGCTCTTCACTTGCGCGCAGATATCGTCCAGTAGCTTGAGAGCCTCCTCGGGGCTCATGCGTTCTTCCGTCACTTCTTGTCCCTCCGTTGGATGGGTGGTCGCTCCTTCATGGACGGGGGTACTCCGCGATCGCGGAGCATCGTCTCCAGGTCCATCTGCTCGACACGGAAGTCCCGGTACTCCTCGGGCGCAGGAGGGGCCTCCTCGGCAACGTCGACACCTTCCTCAGTTCCATCAGGTTCTTCGGGTGGTTGAGAAGCCGTCGTCACGCTCGGAGGCCCCAATTCCGTCTTGAGCATCATCACGATGTCGAAGACCGTAGCACGCAGCTCCGCCAGCTCGGCGTCCTGTCGTGCGTTTGCGTCGGAAGAGGTCTCCAGGGTCAGCACGCGGTCGCGCATCCCGAGATAGTCCGAAGCGAACCACCCCACGAGCGCCAGACCGAGCGCACTCGCAAGCCCCACCACCGTCTTCCCGCTGATCGTGATCTGCATGGTCAGCCCGTCCTCACTGCGCCGTCGTCGTCCTCGTACTTCGCAAGCCGCTGGCGGAGACCTTCGATCATCTCCTCACGCTCGGCGAGTCGGGCCTCCAGCGTGGTGAGCTTACCGCGCAGCTCCTCGATCTCCGCCTGCAGTTCCTGCTCGCGGGTGATGTGCGTCGTGCGTACCGCATCGACCTCCGCCCTGAGCGTGCGGTTCTCTTCTTGCAGAACCTGGAAGCGTCCCGACCACCTCTCCTCGGACTCCGCAAGCCGCTCCCGTAGCTCGGCGGCGTGCGTCTTCAGCATCTCGGCGAACTCCATCGCCGACTTGCCGATGGCGAGGTCGCCGCTGATCTGAATGCTGTGGGCCTCCGCCTCCGTCTTCTGACGGCGCAGGAGGCCCGTGATGAGTGCTGTTAGTGCTCCGCTGCCTACGACCGCGACGACGACCGGGATGACCCAGTCAGGTAGCCCCCCTGTGCCTTCCGCGAGTCCTAGCATGCTCAACTCGTCAATTTCCGGGCCAACCCACACAGGGGTGCATAGGAAGCCAATTGCAGGAAGTGCGCCAGGATGCACGGTGCATCGTACAGCTCCTGACTGAAGGCCATCACGAAGGACGAGGCGGCCATCAAAAGCAACGTGGGGATGAGGAACACGCTGCTCGCGTCGTTCTCCTGCAGGCCGTACCGACGGCGCAGCAAGCGCCACATCGTGAACAGGGCTCCCACCACCACGAGGAACTCCTCCGGTCGGCCAACCGGCAGCGTCACCTCGTAGTAGCTTGAGTGAGACGACAGCCATCCGAATGCGACCGCGACGCCCCCGAGCAGAGCGAGCGACCCGACCGCCGCGTTGTTGAGCCTCTTCGCGGCAAACAAAAACAAGATCGGCAGGGCGATCAGCTTCTCGGTCAGCCACGAGATAGGGACGAAGAGGTCGCCCTGCCCGTTCGTCACGGTCGGCAGTAGCAGATGCACCGTTTTGACGATGCTGACCACCAAGCCGAATCCGAACAGAGCCCGACATTCAATCCGCCCTCGCTGGTGCTTCATGAGCCCGAAGCCCAGGCCCCCGAGGTACATGACTACCCCGAGGGCCACAGCTTCGAGGACGAAGTGGGCCTCGAAAGAAAAGAGCCAGCTCACAGTGACGCTGCCTCCCTCTATCCGCCCGCTCCGGGGGTGCCGTCCTGACCGCGCGTCTCATTCTTGGCGAGTCCGCGAGAGATCACGAACGCGCAGATGACTGCGGTAGCACAGATGACCAGTGTCATCTGAAGTTGCGGGGACAGACCGGCCTCCTCGCCGCCCCGAATCGTGTCGAGGAGAACAGGCAGGATGGCGACGAGGGAGAATCCCCCCGCCGCCTTTGCCTCGATGGTTTTCAGACCCGTGGACTTCATTCCTTCGTCTCCGTGTCCAGAGATCCTCGGGGCCTCCGACGGTCGACGGAGGAGAAGCCCGAACGGTAGTGGGTGAGGTTCAGACGACTCCCAGGACCTTCGACAGACCCTGGAAGATGATGGAGGACATGCTCAGCGTCAGGCGATCCTTCGCCATCCGCATGAGCCCGGCCTCCCGCGCACGTCCCTCGGCCAGCTCTTCGATGTCGGCGGCGTTCGCCTCCACCACGGCCAACAGCTCGTCCGGTTCCATCTCGGCGTAGAGCGCCTGCAGGTACTCGTCCGAGCGGCGTTCGGTGTGCGCGCGGATCAGGTCGACGAAGACGTGCGTGCCCAGGGACGCGATCGGGGCGCGGAACTCATTGAGCCACGTCTTCGCCTTCTCCCGGTCGAGGTCGATGATCGGGGCACCCATGATCTGGCCTTCCAGATCGTCGAGGACCTCCTCCATCGTCTCCGGCTGCGGCGGGGGCTCGGGAGTCGCTTCGGTAGCGCCCGCCTCGTCTCCTTCGAGCGGGGTGTTCGGGCTGACGCCCTCGTGCTCTTCGCCAGGGTTGGTGGTTTCGTCGGGCACGTCACTCCTCCGTCGGGTTGTAGTATTTCGAGAGGGAATCCCAAGCCTTGCGCAGAGCCTGGACCAGAGAGAGCTTTTGCTCATTGGTGAACTCGCCGCGCCGGACCTTCTCTGCGGCGACCTTGACGGCGATCTTCTGTGATTGAACGACCGCCTTCAAGTCCGCAGGCGTGGTGAAGCCAGTGGCTTCCTCCAGGTATGCCCACGCGGCAGCGTCCTCCATGAGAGCGTTCGCAAGCTGCTCGTCGTCGTACGACGGTAGCTGCAGTTCCAGTTGCGCGAGCGCGGCTCCGCGCGTCGCAGTCGTCTGCACGACCTCGGGCGGTGTGGTCACCGCGTCGAGTGTCCTACAGGCAGGCGCGCTGAATGCGACCACGCAGGCCAGGATCAGCGCGAGCAGGATCGGGGTTCGCTTCATCGGTTCCTTGAGGGTTACGCGGTCGACTTGATGAAATCGTGGTAGCGCCCGATCGCGCCCTTGCACGACGGACAGACGTTATACGCACGGTGCGTGTTCGTCACGTACCACGGCTTCCCACCGACGACGGCCTTCCAGACGGCGGGAGTTTCCGCGCCGTTCGGACCGTGATGCCAGACCGCTTTCCTGCGCATCACCTCATCCCGTTCTCCGTCGGTGAGCTTGACCTGATTCTTCTTGAGGACCTTCCAGCGCGGACCCTTCCTCCCGTCGTACTCCTCGACCGAACCGATGTAGTGCGGGGCTGCGCCAGGAAGGGAGTCGATCACGCGGTGCGCGCGTGCGGGGTCCGTCTGCAAGAGGCCGACGATCTCCTCCTCGGAGAGCCGCCCCTCTGCACCTGCGTCGTGACCCCACGCCTTCAGCACGAGGTACTTCCGCGTCAGCTTGCCGTCCTCCACGAGCGGCGTGCCGGTGTGCCGCAGGCGTTCGATGAGCTTCACCTGACGGCCGCACCAATTCCACTCCGTCCCCGTCCACCGCTCCGGCGGAGTCGCGCGCATGCGGAAGAGGTGCCGGGCCGACTCCACCGCGAGGTCGAAGTCCGAACGCTTCGCTCGCGGCGCGCTCTCCTGTGCCTCACGGAAGACGTCGGAGCGGAGGAAGGTCAGTAGCGCAGACGAGCGGACGTTCGTCAGCCTGCGCCACTTGTCGTACAGCGCCTGCTTCTCCTCGGACATCGTCCGCGAGCAGCGGCGGTCGTGCTTCTTCGGCGCACCCTTCCGTCGCTTGGCCGTTCGCTGACCCGTGCCCTTCCCGCCCGCGATGAGCGCGCGGTACATCTCCCGGTCATCCAACCGCGACTCGTGCAGCGGTTCGTCGACCGGACTCCACGCCTCCAGCGTGTCGGCGAGGTGCGGGCAGCGCGAGGCGACCCACTCGGGGAACTCGTCGGCGGACGCCTCGTCCTCATAGGTCAGGAACCAGAGGAAGGCGTCGTCCAGACTCGGGAAGGGGAGCTGGGTGCCCCGGGCCGGTTCGGACTCGCGCAGGGGGAGGGTAGCGCCCTTCACCTGAGCGGCGGCCCCCAGATAGGGCTCCAGACCCCCGGCCGCCGTGAGGCCCTGTGTGGCCGTCTCCCAGCTCCTCCGGACCTCAGCCTCCGGGACGCCGGACAGGCGGCTCCAGGAGCGCAGGAGGCGCGGAGGGCCGCCCGTGGGGCCTCCGGAGCGCATCCACGCCCCCAGGCAGGCGGCCTCCAGCCCGGACAGGGGCGCGGCGGCCTCCTGGGCGGCCTGTCCGCCCCCCTCAGCGCCTTTCTCCCCAGGGGCCGCCCCAGCGGGCGGGGGCTCCTCCTCGGGCGGAAGAGGGGCCTCGGAGCCCGCAGGAGCGGCGGGCATCGGCGGCGGGGGGTTGGGGCGATCCACGACCCCGGGTGCGCGGACCTCCCCGGCGGGGGTGATCACGATGCCCTTGACCTTGAACTTCTGGCGGAGCTTGGCCTTCGCCTCCGCCTCCGTCGCGCCCGTCGTCACGAGGAGGTCGTAGTACGCCTGCAGGTCGTCCCGATAGAACTCGGGCTCGTCCATGCGGTCGGTCGTCTCCGGCTCCTCTTCCTCCTCGCCGTTCGTCGGCGGGGCCTCCTCGACGAAGCCGTACTCGGACGCGAGGTATGCGTTCCGCTCGACCGCCTCCGCAGCGCGGCTCTCCAGGAGCAAGGCCACGGACTCGGGATTGCGGACCGGCCAGCCTTCGCCCTGTGCGTACTCGCGCAACGCCGTCTCGACGAGCAGGTCGCCTTCGCGCGGGTGCCCTTCGTACAACGCGAGGAGAGTGTGCGCAGCTTCGACGACCTCAGCCTCCTCACCGGGGACGACGAATGCGCCCTCCGACAGACCGATCACCGTTCCCGGGTGCGCACCCTCGATCGGTGCGGTCAGCACGACCCATGTCCCGAAGAGAGAGCGCACCGCGCCGGAGTCCGACACCTCGTACAGCGGCTCAGCCGCCGTAGCGGGTCCAGGATCGGGTTCACTGACGGAGGGTTGAGGATCGGGTTCGTCCGACTCCAGCGCGGGCGCTTCTTCTCGCAGGTTCTCGTCGACGGACTGCAGGGACGGTCGCCAGTGCCGTGCGCCGTCGTCGGTGATCCAATGGACGCCGTTCGGGTCGACGATCGAGAGACGACTCTCACGCACGGTCGTCTCGTTGAACGGGCTCTCGCCGAAGACCACCACGATCGCTTCGGACGTGAGCCCACGTCCGCTCGCCACCGCCGCGTACGCTGCGCGCGTGCTCGGGAGCAGCGACTCGCCAAACGTCGGCGCGTCCCGTTGGAGGCCGACGGTACTCGGACCGCGACGCTTGCCCTTCTTCGGATCGAGCAGCTCGGCCGCCTGCTTGGCCGCACCGCCCGTAGCGTTGCAGCGCAGGATCGTCACGTCGGAGATGATGCCGCGTGCGTGGTCCTTGTCGCCCGCCCGCACCTCGACCTGGAACCTGACAAACGCCGTCGTCCGCTGCTCCAGAGTCTCCAGCTCACGATCGGTCAGCTTGCCGGTGAAGACCGCTCGGTACTGCGTCGGGCTCTCCAGCACCGTCTCGACGAATCGCTCGAACAGTCCCCCACCCTTCTCGACGAGCCACGTCTCGAACAGGAGAGCCGACTTCCCTGCGAGCGTGCGCGAGTAGGCGGGCGGCTTGCCGATGAAGTACGAGGCGAACGTCTTGACGTCGACACTCGTCTCGTTGCCCTCGGTGCTCCGCGCCGCCGTCTCCAGCACGAGCTGCGTGAACCCCGAAGTGTGACGCGAGACCTTGACCTCCGCCTCGTCCACCGAGAGCAGCTCGAACAAGCCCTCCCGGAAGAACGCGAAGTCAACGGCCTCGCGGTTCAAAAGCGCCAACGCGCCCGAAGCTGTAGTGGTGTGCGCCATGATCGACCCCGTATGGAGCCTCGATCATAGCCAGCCCCGAGCGTCGAGGCTAGAGCGAGTCAAGGCAGCTCGATCCGCGACTGTCCAGGCGGGGGGTCGGGGAGCTTCGCACCGGGCGGCGGCACGACGATGCCGGGCTCCTGCGCTTGCCGCACCTGATCCTCCAGTTGCCGCGCGTGGATCTCGCCGTACTTCCGCGCGCACTCCTCCCACTTCTCGAACGCCTCGTCCAGCGTCGTCGCACCCTCGATCGGGAAGCGGTACGGAGCCTTCGCCGCGCCCTGGAAGAAAGCCGCGAGGTGCGGCGGGATGTTGACGGTGTGACGGCTCACGTAGCGGGAGAAGTTCCCAGGAGCCTCGCCCTTCACGACCTCACGCTCGGCGACCAGTCGGCCGAAGTTGTCCGCGTACTCGGTCGTCGTGAAGATGAACTCCGACGGGGGAACAGGGCCGCCCGGTCCGGGCGGCGGTGTCGCCCCGGACGCGCGGGCAGCGACAGCCGCCTCTTGACGTCGGATCTGCGCCTGGATCTCCGGCGGGTGCTCCGCCATCGCGGGGATCGGGGGACCATCACGTCCGTCGCTCAGGCGGAAGTCGCGCCCGCCCTCTTCGTTCTCCACACCCTCGATCGGGTTGGTCTCACCGTTCTCATTCACCATCGCTGGCCTCCTGGGGTGATCGTTCGATCTTCTCTTGTCCCGGTTCGAGCGCGCGTCGCTCGACCATGATCTGTCCGATGCCGTCCGGCGACTCGACGAGTACGAAGTCGTCGAACCGCTCTCCGTAGCGCGAGCCCCACAGTGCGGGGAGGACTTGCGCGTACAGCGCGCGGATCTCCGCGTCCGCCGCTTCCGAGCAACGCTGCCTGAGCATGTTCCGCCACTGGCGCACGTTCGCCGAGAAGATCATCTCGGTGTACAGCGCGTTCCCGAGGAAGCCGCGTGCAGCGCCGCGTGCTTGCTTTCGTGCGGTGAGTCGATCAACGCCCCGCTCTTCGAGCCACGGGTGCAGAAGATCGACAGCGCGCAGATACGCGCCCTGCCCACACTCCTCAACCGGGACGCTGCGATCGTCGTCCGGGTGCGGCCAGCACTCGCGGAGGTCCGTGCCCGTCTCCTCGCGGTACAGGGTGAGCAGAGGGTGCTCGACCCACGGCGACGCCGACTCGTCCACGTAGCGAGTGCTGCGCTGCGAGATCGCGGTGAAGTCTCCATGCCGCACCTGCTCGTGCGAGAAGCCGCGCGAGCCGGAGACGAAGAGGGAGACCCACTGCTCGTCCGGCGTCCCGGGGTCGATGATCGAGGCCGACAGAGGGATCCGTCCGGGCGGTTCGCTGAAGTCCTCCAGGCGCACCCTCGGCATCAGCATCTGCAAGAGGCCCCGCAGCGTGTTCCGGAAGTACAGGTTGAGCGGGTCCTCACCCCAACCTCGCTCCGTCCACTCGTCCCACTCGATCACGGCGCGCGGGTTGAGTGTCACCCGTAGCGCACCGGCTCCGTCGACACGAATCCACACGCCGGGGCGGTTGGCAAACGAGCGAAAGAGCATGTCGACCGGCCAGTCCGCTCGCCCATCCGGCACGGTGGCGAAGCACACGGTGAAGGGACAGTGCTCGTACACCGACAGGTGTCGCACAGACTGGATGTGCGCGTGGAAGCCGTCCGAGGAACGGCCCTGACCGAGCGAGTCGTAACAGATCCGCCCGGCCAGCTCCGACAGCCGCTCCAACGCCTCGCCTTGAAGCTGGTCGTCTCGCGGCGTCCCCATCTGCGCGGGGATCAGGAAGGTAGCGCCGTCGTACACGAGAGCGGCGCAGATGTTGGGGTCAGACACGGCGTGCCTCCTTCTTGCTCAGGGATAACCCGTCGGTCGACGGGAGTGGGGACGCGGCTCAGCCGCGCGAGAGGTAGAAGGTGTAGTCGTCGACCTGCTCCACCTTCGGGGCTTCCAGGACCGCCGCAATCTTCTGCGTCATGTCCGGCAGCGCCTCCTGCGGATACGGGACATCTTCGTCCCACACGAGGGTCAGGTGATCTCCATCCTTCGTCACGGTCAGGAAGTCCATCCGGGCTCTTCTCCTTCTTCTTCGTACTCCTCCTCGACCTCCTCCTCTTCCTCGTCCGGCGCGAGACCAAGCCACGACACCACGTCGATCACCACGTCGAGCGGCCGAAACCGAACCGCCTGCGGATGGGCGCTGACAGCACCCGGGGGCAGCGGCGTGTTCGATTGGCACGGCTGCGAGATGAGGTAGCCGTTGGTGATCTTGCTGACGATGATGCTCGCGCCCGTCGGACAGTCCCGTCTGCGCCCGAAGCGCATGGTCGGAGAGTCCTCGGACACTCCCAGGAAGGTCCCGACGTGCTGCAGGACGTGCGAAGCCGTCTCACACGCGATCGGGACCTCCCCGGACGGCAAGAGGATGAGCCACCCACCCTCGACCCGGTGGATGTTGAGGCTCGGGGATTCGGCGAGTAGTTCGACTGAGGACATCGTGGGTGAAAGTGTGGGGCGGCCGAGGCGCGGCATACTACCACGCCCCTTCCCCATCCCCTAAGAATCGTGGGAGCCGCCCCGTTCTGGTGCCAGTGGCAGGCTGCCACTGGCGATCTCGTCTGCGGCCTGCGCCTTGATCTGCCCGTCGAGGTCCTCCTCTCCCTCGGCGTCCGTCGGGGGCCGGATCGTAGCGCGGATCGCATTGTACGGATTCACGAAGCGGCGGCCCAGTCGTCGACGGATGGGACCCGGCCGCCACACGAGGAAGGCAAGGGTGCGCTTCCACCACGGGAAGGTCCGAACCAGGACCTCCGCGTACTCGATCACGTACCCCCGCTCCTCCAGAGCTTGCAGCTCTCGGGCGAAGGCGACCACCGAACGTCGTCCCAGCTCGGCAGGCATCAGCCCAGGTGAATCCGAACCGTGGACGGGAGGCGGATGTGGTTCGCTTCCAGGTCCGCCGCGTTCTCGATCCCCGAGACGCGCGCAAGCGTGTCAGAGACCTCGCCGTGGCAGAGGAAGCCCTCGGCGCGCTCGAACTCCATCGCGCGCATACGCAGCCAGAGGCGGCCACACTTGATGCAGTAGGCGTGCGTCTTCGCGGTGCGCCCGCTGCCCTTCTTCACCGCGAGACGCCGACCGACCGGCACGTCGCCGCACTCCCGACACGGGAGCTTCATCCGGCCGGAGACGGTCTGCACCTCGACGGCCTGCAGGCTGTGCAAGAGGCCCGGCTTCAGGACGCGCTTCGGACGCTCGCGTTCCTCGGGCTCGCCGCCCTTCGCCTTCAGCCGCTTCTTGATCCTACCGCTTGCTCGCGTCATGCCGCTCCGCCTCCGCCCGCTCGATGTTCTTCGTGTAGACGAGATAGACCCCGCGCCCCAGCGTGACGCAGAAGCTCTCGTCGCGCGGGTACTGGTACCCGCCGTCCCCGGGGAACGCCGGGGCGTAGTTCGCGTGCGTGACCGGGCGATCGTCGCCCTGCGCTCGGAGCTGCTCGATGAGCTTGTGGTACAGCCTGCGAACACGCGGGCTCCAGTCCGTCTCCTCGATGGACGCCACCTCGCCCTTCGCCTTCGTGGTGAAGCGCGTCACGAGAGCTTCGGCACCGTCACGATGACGGTCTCCACGTCGGTACCCGAGGAGCGAAACGCCCTCGGCGGGATCGGGGAGATGCTCGCGCACCGCTCCGCAAGCCACTCCTCGCGGAAGGTCTTGTACGGGTCCGTCTCGCGGAACTCGACCGCCTTCGACATCACCGCCACGAGACGACCGCCTTCGCGCAGGAGCTTGAACGCAGCGCGAACGTGCGCAATCTCCTGGGCCTCCGCAAAGGGCGGGTTCATGACCACCGCGTCGAACTTCCCGAGTCCCGCACCGCGCGCCGTAGCGAGCTTGAGGAAGTCGCCCTCGACCACGCGCACGCGGCTCTGGAAGTCCTCCTCGATCCCGCGCAGGTCCTTGATCCCCTCGGGGTCGTTCTCGACGGCCACGACCTCGATCACCCCCCGGTTGATCGCAGCGACGACGAGCGCACCGCGTCCGGCCGAGGGCTCCAGGACGCGCAGCGTGCTCTCGTTGATCTTGCCTGCGTCCATCACCATCGCGGCGACCTCGGGCGGCGTGTAGAACGTCTGCCGAACCTGCTGCTCGTTCTCGATCGCCCCCGTCTCGACGGCCATGCCGAGGACCTCACGCGGATCGCGCTCGAACAGGTGCAGACCCTGGCCCCGGTTCCACTTCCCCCCGGCAGCCTTGAGCACCTTGTCCACCTTCAGATAGAGCACCCGTTCGAGCTGCTGCGGTAGCTGAAGCGTGAACGTGCCGCGCGCCCCCGCCGTGATCTCCGAGCGTTGCAGGACAGCCCGAACCTCCGTGTCCAGTTTGATCGTCTTCGCCATCAGATGTCGCCCTCGTTATACCAGCCTTTGATTTCGCGCACGCACCGAGTGCAGTGCGTGTCGTAGAAGTGGTTGCGGTGCTCGTGCTCGACCCACCCCAAGGGCGTGCCGCACTCGCCGCAGTTCACGTCGACGCGCCACGCGCCGTCGATCTTCCTCACCGGGCGGCCGTGCTCGTCGCGCCGAAGCGTTCGGTGAATGAATGCGCGCACCGGACGCCGAATCCTCCAGGTCCAGATGAACTCCAGCTTCCGCTTGATGCGCCACCCCAGCGGCGCGACGTACACGTCTTCTCGCTGACCCATTCAGACCTCCCCGGTCGTAGCCGGACCGCTCTCCTCCCAGCCTCGGCGTTCCATCTCCAGGCCGTCACAGCGCCCACAGCGCATCTCAGTGCGCGGGCGCATGATCGCCTGACCGTTCGTGCGGTCGATCTCGTGGAGCCCGCACAGGCTCTGCCAGAGCGGCTGTCCGGGACCCTCCAGCTTCTTGAAGCAATGCCAGACGTGGAAGCCGCCGCCAGCGATGAACCGCCAGTACAGCTTGTCGCTGAACCCGCAGCCTTGCCCGGCGGTCTTCCGCATCAGACAACTCCCTCCTCCACGGGCGTCGCGTTCTCGATGGCCTTCGCCACGAGCCGCTTGCAGCGTTGGCATTCGAGGTAGCCCGTCTGAACGCCGTGCGCACACCACTGGAACTGCGAGCCGAGAGCGAGCCGCGTCCCGCACAGAGGCCGACCGGCGACAGCGACGTGGACGAGGCCGCCGAAGCTGCCGGGCACGCCGTAGTAGCCGGTCGCCACGCTGGCTCCCTCCGGGCCTCGGAACTCGTACCGAGCCCAGCCGTGCAGCTTCACCTTGCCTGCCTTGAGACGGCTCACGACGCGGTCTGGTTCCAGGGCCGATTCGGATTCCAAAGGCTCAGGCGCGCACGCGAGCCCAGGAGGATGAACACGGCGCACGTCCCGAGGATGACCGGGAACGCACAGAGGAGCGCAGCGACCGACCGCTGCGTCACGTACTCCTCGAAGAGTGGGCCAGACGGTGGGACGTGCGCTCCGAGGCCGTTCGCCTCCAGGAACCCCACACCGAGGGTGCTGGCCGACGCACCCGCGAGGAGAGCGAGCGCAACGCAGGACAGGACGATGATCGAGTCGAGAATGATGTAGCGAATCATGATGCAACCTTCCTCTCCTCCCGGTTTTGCACGGCGCTCTGCCATGCGGTCCACAGGTCCTCCTCCGACGTTCCGTGACTCTGCATCGCCTCGGCAACTGCGCGGACATGCCGCACCGGACGCTTCCGGTGCTTGCCCGCAGCGAGGCGATACAGCGCGTGCGTGCTGACGCCCGTCGCGCCAGACAACGCAGCAATCCCCCCGGGGTAGCTGTTGAGCAGATCGAGCAGAGTCAGATCAGGCATCACATGCCTCCAGGCTTCCGAAGCCACGTCCATGCGGACGAGGGCGAGTACGGATACGAGCTTCCCGCCGCAATGGCGATCACGCCCGCCTCCGGGTAGTCGAGGTTCTTCGCGGTGCGCACCGGCTCGACGGCACCGGGGTCGTCGACCTCCAGGAAGTCGACGAGTCGGAAGCGCGCGTCCAGGTGCGGCTTCATCTGGAGCAGGCGACCCACGCGCACCTCAAAGGGCTTCGTGGCCTTCTGCTCCTTGAAGCGAGAGAGCGGCACAATGTCGGCCGCGAAAAAGAGCTGCCGGTCGTCGCACAGGAAGCCGTCGAGCACGAGCCCGGGGCCGTACACCGACGGCAGCTCACAGTCCCCGTAGGGGAAGGTGTTGGCGCGCACGACCAGCTCGTGAGCCACCGTGTCGGAGATGCAATCGCCGCCGGTGTCGAGGAAGTGCGCGATCGGGCTCTCCAGCGGGTCGCGCACCACGAGCAGCACGCGATCGTACGACGGCTGGATGAGACCGAAGAAGAGGGGCTCGGGCGGGTCGTGGTCTTCGGAGACAGCGCCGGGCCGCACGAGCGGGAGCGTCCCCCACACGTTGACGGAACCGAAGCCGACTCCCTCGAAGCCCTTGCGTAGCACGCGCGAGAACACGGGCCACGCTTTCGAGTCGGCCCAACGGTCGAGCTGCGACTGCAGGTCTCCGCGAGCCTCCAACGCCGCGTCGGCGAAGTACGCCCACTCCTCCTGCAGCGCACCATTGATCTCCTCTTCGCCCGAGAGCGGCGCAGGGACGACGTGCGGATGCCCGTCGAGTCCGAAGCGCACAAACGGGTCATAGGCCAGCTCCAGCACCTGCCGGAAGATGGCGTCGGTCGGATGCCGCGAGACGATCGCCGACTGCACGGTCGGCTCTTTCTCCGCCTCCAGCATCCGGATGATCGTGGCGGTTTCGGTCATAGGTCTCTCAGATTGAAGGGCCGGTCGCGGGTGTGAGCCCCACCGGCATCTACCGCACCGCGCACCATGTAGCAGCGTGGCAGCACTCTCAGTCAGTCGGCGAACGTGACGCTGATGGCGTCGCTCAGGTTGAAGCCGAAGCCCTCAACGGGATCGCGGTACCAATACTGGAAGTGCCACGTCTCGCCAGGGAGGAAGGGGTGACCCGGGGGCATCTCGGCTCGCACGGTCCCATCCCCCGCGAAGAGGACAGGGCCGAAGCGATACCACGCGCCCATCGGGTTGATGCAGGAGAAGCCGTTACCGAACGGGATCTCCCAGGCGACCGTCCCGGCGACGAACTGCCCGAAGTTCGTGGGCAGCGCCGAGGCGGTCAGAGCGAAGTCCCCACTCGACAGGTCGAGGCTGCCCTCGCAGTCGATCACGGCCGCCTCGCCGGTCGAGTTGGGGTTGGTGGAACAGTAGCGAGTGACCGACCCATCGCTTGCGAAGGCCGGTACCAAGAGGATGCAGAGTCCGAACAGGAGTCGCATGACACTCGGGGCTGAAGAAACGGAACGGGCAGCATTCACTCCGCGAACGTGAACGCGACCTTCTCGGAGTCCTTGCCCCGGGTGGTCGCCTTCTTGACGCCCGCGATGTACACCTCCTCGTCGAACGCCTCCCCCTTCGCTTCAGCGAGCGCCTGCGCAGCCTCAACGGCCTTCTCCTGCCACTTCGGGCGCAGTTGACCCTTGGTGACGGGGAAGGCGACAACGCCGAGCCCGTGGCCGGGAACGGGCGTCTTGTCGAAGCCGTCGCCGAGGCGAGCTTTGCGCGCGGCGAGGCCGGACGACTCGCCCACCTGCTTGAGCAGGTCCGCGAGTTCGGGGAAGTAGCAGGCCGCAGCGATCATGTCCTGCGGCATCTCGTCGCCGTCCCCCATCTCATCCGCCTCTTCGACGAACCGCTCCGCCGTGGTGCGGAGCGCGTCGCGCAGGAGCTTGATGGAGTCGGCGAAGCCCGTGCCCGCAGGGAGCAGTCCCTCGGGGCGCGCGGCTTTGGTGGTGGTCTTCTTCTTCTTGACGACCTTCTTCTTGGGCGTGGTAGGCATCGGTGGTCTCGGTCAGGTTGCGACGATGGACGCAACGACTAGGAAAACGAGAGCGAGGGCGAGCGACACGATGATGATGTCGCCAGCCCTCGAACCCTCTCTGCGAACGGGAACAGGCCAGGGCATCAGACCCCCGGCTTGGTGTAGGTGGCTTCGAGGAACCGCTCGAACGCGAAGAGGTACGCCTTCTTGCGCTGCTCCAGACCCGGCTTCTTGCCAGAGCCCTTCGGGCAGCCCTCGTACTTGATCGCGGCGTACTTCTTGTAGCTCGCGTGGTCGAGCTTCTTCAGGACCTGCACGACGGTCTGGCGGACCTGCGAGGAGATCAGGTCGAGCTGGGACGCCTGCACGGTGTTCCCCGCCTCGTCCTGCACCTCGACGTTCTCCTCCTTCACGACCGCCGCCGCTTCGTCGTCGGCCTTGCTGCTCTGCGCCTCCTTCTTCGCCTTGGCCTTCGCCTCCTCGGGCGACAGCTCGGAGGGCGGGACGGCACCCGGGGCGAGTTCGCCCAGGCTGCTCATGTCGATCCCCGCGAGGGGGTCCTCCTCTTTCGCGGGCTCGGGCTGCGAGGGCTGCTCGGGCTCTTCGGAGTCGGGCATGTCTTCGAACGGCTTGTCCTTCTTGCTCATGGTGCTTCTCACATTGCTAGGGCCTTGCGGCCGGTTCTGGAATCGTCCCCTCCTTCTTCGACAGGACGACGGGCAGGGCTGGAGCCCTTCTCGCGCACGGCGCTCATTCGCCGGACGACTTCTCGCGCGGGTCCGTAGGCGACACGTTCTCCTGAACGGTGCCATCGACGCGCTTCGGGACGATCACGGGCGCACCGTGCTCGTCGGTTCCGCCCACGACCGACTCGTCCTCGACGATCGGGCCGGGCTTCTTCTTCTTCTTCTTCCGGCTGGCAAAGCCAGCGGCGGAGGCTTCGGCGGTCATCCCAGCCTCGATGATGCGGCGGGACTTCTCGGACTCGGTCATGGTTGGATCTCCTCAAGCGTTGGACAGATCGAACACGGGAACGGACAGACTGCGGTCGCGGTCCTTCCACCGCAACCGCGTGAGCTTCTGGCGGGAGGTCGGGATGCGCTCGATCATCCGCGCGTCGACGGCCTCGCGCACGGCGTCCCGACCGGGGTGGTCACCGCGATCCCCAACGGGCAGCGACATCAGGTAGCAGACCGGCGTGGCCGGGCCTTGTTTCTCGCGGCGGCTCACGAGGAGCACCTCCTCGTCACGCGACACGTCATCCTCGGGCACGCCTCCGGCGGGCTCCTCCTCGGACAGCTCGGGCGGCAGGTCGCGGCAGGTGTCGCACCGCTGGCAACCGCGAGGCGTCTCGGCTCCGCAGTCGACGCACGGCTGGTTGACCCCGCAGATCGAGCACTCGGTGTCGTCCTCGTCGAGACCCATCCCGCAGTTCTCGCAGGTGCGATCCTCGGGCGGGTCGTCGAACAGCGGCGCAGCTTGGGAGAGGACCTCCGACTGACCTCGACGCGAGGGGTGGTCCTCGTCGGTGCCGAACAGGCGGCGGTAGCCTCGGCGCGATCGCGGCGCGACCTTCTCCTGGAAGCCGAAGCCCGCGCTCCAGACGCGGTGCAGCATGTCCAGGTACGCGGGCTCGGTCGCTTGCGAGGCCCGCTGCTCCTTGCCGACCGCGCTCTTGAAGTTGTCGTAGTTGAGGTCCCCGAAGAGTTGCGCGACGACCGGGACCACGTTCGCCTTCGGCGCGAAGATGCGGAAGCCATAGTCGGTCCCTGCGTTCTCGGCGATCTCGAAGCTGCCGAGCTGCTCCGGGAACAGCCGCTGCAGGTTCTCCAGGTGCCGACGCGAGCGAGCGCGGACCATCAGGCGGTCGGGGTCGGGCGGGTTGGTCGAGCGACCATCACCCGTGCGAGCGCAGACGATCGAGAACTGCCCGTACTTCGTGAACAGCCACATCAGCGCACCTCCTCGACACGGACCTCGTAGCACTCGGCGATGTGCTCGACGTCGACCCGAGAGCCGGGGGTCTCCACGTCGACGAGCGCGATGGTGATGAGGTCGTCATCCTCCACCACCACGACGGTGGCATCAGGCACGTCCTCGTCGATGAGGCTCAAGGCGGCGGTGAGATACCCCTCGTGCTCTGGGCGAGGCGAGGCGGTGAGATTCAGGCGGGTAGCAGACATTCGATTCTCCGGGCTGGGGGGCCGCCGGGGCAGCCCCAGTTGTGAATACTACCCCCTTCGACCCCCCACCGCCCCATCCTGAGCGCAAAAACGCGCAAAAACGCGCAACGGCCTCCAGGCCCCCCGAGGCCCCGCCAGGAGGCCCCCCAGGAGGCCCTGTGCGCGCTCCCCCAGGCCGAGGCCCCGAGAGCCGCACCCGAGACGAAAGACGCCCCTGCAGCCGGGTGGCGACCGCAGGGGCGCGAGGGAGCCATCCCCCAGGGAGGAGGGATGAGCGGCGGCCCGGACGGCGGGCGGGACAGCGCCCCTCCGTAGGGGGAGGGAGGCGGCCCACCGCCGGGCCTACTGGATCGATTCGATTCGAGTCAGGAGAACAGGAGAGGAGGCACCGACGAATCAGCGCGGAGACCCGTGAGGACTGTTGCTCTACCAGTTGAGCTACCTACCGGCGAGGCCGGAGGACGGGGCTCGAACCCGCAACACACAGTTTTGATGTAGTCCCAGCAGGCATTCGGTGCCAAGACCTCGTCGTCCGAAGAGACGCGGTCTGCACGAGAAGCGCCCTGACGAGCGGTTGCGAAGACCGTCCGGGCTTGCGCCCGAGCGCGGGGTTTGAACCCGCTCGCGCAATTGCTCACGCTTATCCATGTAGTCCCCACAGGCATTCAGGGCGTGTCCGAGAGAGCGAGGCCGGGAGGGAGGAGCCGGGGGTCAGCCGGTCATCTCCCGAACCCGCCAGCACGGACTCCCACGACCGCGCAGGTTGCTCTACACGGCGTGGTGAGAGAAGGCGCGACGAAGAAGTGAGGGAGGCGGCGTTGCCATCAGTTGAAGATGTAGCCCCCCTCTGGCATTCGCGCCAGTACGGGCGTCAGCGTGGGGCTGACGTGATCTGAGAAAGAGCGGGGAAGGTGGCCCCGACGAAGAGGCGCTGAGAGTGGGGTATCGTTAACAGCGATGTACTCCCAGCAGGCATTCGGAGCCGTTCTCGTTTCCCCCTACAGCTCGACCGCTTCGATGATGCCCAGCCAGTGACCGGGGGTCAAGGAGCCGTCGAGCATCCTTGCAGTCACGCGGAAGACCTCGTCGGAGAAGCCCCCCACGTTCAGGATGCCAGCGTTGTTCGGAGCCTGCACCTCGCGGTTGGGCTCCAGGTCGATGCAGACCATCTTCGCCTGCGGGCAGCGGTCGCGTAGGCGACACCACTGCTCGAACAGGCCAGTCCCCCGGCGGAAGGTACGCCCGTGGCTGTCCATCCACGACTCGTCGTCGGAGACGAAGACCACGGCCGCGACATCGGCGCGGGTGCGGTTGAGCCGCTCCAGCGGAGCGGAGCAGTTGGTACCACCGCCGCACAGATCGGAGAGCCGACCGGCGGTGGTCATGACGGTGTCGCGCGGCTCGACACGGACATCGACCACGCTGTTGTTGAACGGCCAGACGGTGACGTTCTCCGGGTTCCTCCGCGCAAGCGCGGCGGCGATGAGACCGGCAACGTCCACACGGCGCATCTTGGTGGTCCCACCCGTCCGCAGTCCGGTGATCGCGTGGTTCATCGACCAGGACACGTCGGGGAAGACGTACACCGGGCCGTCGAGCTTCGGGATGTTCTCAAGCGCGACCTCCATCGCGTCGTGCAGCGCCTGCATCAGCGCGCCCGGCATGTCGTGACGGACGTGCTTGTAGGCGGCCAGGAGCTGGTACGGGAACGCGCGGGCCTTCCGCACCTCCTCCGGATTCGCAAGACGCGAGGCGAGCTTGCGAGTCAGAGCGTCGTCCGCGAGGACGCCGTGACGGAGGAGGGTATTCAGGTTCATGCGGGTCCAGTGCCAGTTGCCACGCTCGGCCAGACGCGCCCAGTGCTCCCGGGTGAGCGGGAAGCGGTCCAGCGCGCGGAAGTCGAGGTTCGGCATCTGCTCCACGTCCAGCGACTCGCCGAACGCGAGGTACTGACGGACGATCTCCGGCAGCACCTCCTGATCGACGGCGTGCGCCTCCGGGTTGCGACCGGAGATGTAGCCGAACAGGGCACGGCGCGAGTCGGTACCCGGCTTCGGGTGCGCAAGGCGCAGCACGTCCGCGAGGTTCGGCTGCTGGCCGAACGAAGCACGGAAGACGCCCTCGTCGTCACGCGCGTCGAACCAGCCCTGCACGAGCCGCTTCAGACGGGCGCTCATCGCACGCCGACCCAGGACACCGGAGCGCAGGATCTGCACGAAGGTGCTGAGCATCTTCCCGTTGTCGATGACCTTCGGGAAGACGGCCTCCAGGATCCCGGGCTTGCCGTTGCTCTCGTCCATCACGGACAGAGCGCCGACGAGCAGCGCGGGCGCGTCCTTCATGTACCCGTTCCTGCGGGCGTAGACCGCGAGCTTCCCGACGAAGGTCGCGTCGACACCCTCGGCTTCGAGCAGGTCGAGGAGCTGATCGAGTTCCTGCTCTGCGGAGGCGTAGAACGTGCCTCCGAGGAACCCGGTCATCACGACCTGCGCGAGCGCCTCACGGGGCGGAAGATTGTAGGCGAGACCCCCCGCGCGGTTGCGGGTGTCCGCAGCCGAAACGCGGCGGGATCCCGAGCGGAAAAGGGTCTTGTGGGCCATCGAATCACTCCTGAAAGACGCCTCCGGGGCGGAGGCGAGCTGGGAAACGGTACAGCGACCCCCCAGGAGTGCCAGCCCTTTGTCCGATTTTCCCCGGCCCGGCGGGCGGGTCCGAGTCAGACAGCCTCCAGGAGCCCGGCCCTCGACTCCAGCGGATCCCCGCAGGAGCAGCACGTTCCTGCCCCTTCCAAGAGGTTCTCGGGCAGGATCCCGTGGGCGTGGCCCTGCTGCTTGATCTTGCGGAGCTTCTTGATGTGCGTCCCCCGCGTCGGGGAGGACTGGTGCAGGGCGATCGCCGTCTCCTGGTCCGCCATCCGCACGAGCAGCCGGTCGCGGCAGTTCGTCAGGCACAGCGTCAGGCCGGAGCGCGGGACGGTCGGTAGCGTCTTCTTCGAGTACGGCGAGTGGTGCGCGAGATACCGGCACGAGTGGCACACCGTCTTCCGGTCCTTCTTCTTCGCGCCGATCATCCAATGGATCTTCACAGCCGCCGGGAGTCCGATCACGCGAGCCGAGTCATAGAACGACTCCAGCGCGTCGACGTACATCCGCACCCGTCGCGGCAACGGCATCACCCAGGTCTCGTCGATCACGGCCTGGATCATCCCGTTGAGGAACTGCGTCTCGTGCCGCATCGCACCCTTGATCCACTTCTCGTCGTTCGGATCGGTGAGCTGCACGAGCTGCTTCCCAGGCAAGCCGCCCGTCCCCGTCCCCTGGATACCGGCAGAGCGCACGCCCGCGAGGAAGACCTCCTTCCACGCGACCTTCATCGTCTTGTGCATCCGCTGCCGAAACTCCTTCTCGTCGATCCCCCCGCCCAGGTAGCCGTTGATGTGCTTGTTGAGTTCGGGCTCGACGCGCTGCTGGACCTTCTTCAGCCGACGCTTGCCGACGGTCACGCCGGACTTGCGCTCCTTGGCAAAGCCCTCTGGGTCGAGGAAGGACTGCATCGTCTTGTCGAGGTCGAGCAGGACGAGGTCGGTCTCCTTCGCGGTGCCGAGGGCCTTCCCCTCCCACAGCTCGCCCCCGAGCACCGCGTCTTCCCACGAGAGGAAGGACGGTGCGTACACGAACAGGTCGTCGTACTCGACGCGGAGGTTCATTCTCGTGCGCGGGAGAGCTGGGAGGAGATCCGGTCGCGCATCCCCTGCATGGCGGTGAACACGCGCTGGTGCTCCTTCGTCGGGTCGGAGGACGGGTGGTGGTTCTGCGAGTGCTTGCGGTGCCGTCGGTTGTTGTCGTCGACGGGGGGCGCACCGTAGCGGACCTGATTCCGGAGCGGGCGTGAGGCACTGAAGCGCACGACGCAGAAAGGCGGCGCGTCCTTCGGGATGCGGCGCACGCGGTTCGGCCGCACGACGCACGGCGAGAAGAGACCGAAGCCGGGGATCGAGACGCAGCGGCCCTTCGTCAGCTCGTCCGCCGAAGCCTCCAGGAAGTGGGTGAGCCAGATGGTCGCGGTGTACTCATCCACCCCCGTCCGCGCGCATGCACGCTCGATCGCGTCCTTGAGGGACTGCACCTCCGCCTGCGTCGTCGCGTGGGGAATCTGGATCTGCATCGCGCATCAGCCCTCGGCCAGCTCGACCTCTCGTCCGTCTCCGGCCTCCCGCAGAGCCTCCAGGTCCTCGTGTAGCTGCTTCACCACGGCGTTGTCCTCGACACCGTCGGAGATCGTGATGCCGTTCGAGACCGGCGGGAGCAGAGACGGATCGGTCTGCCGGAGTCCCGCAGTCATCGGGTCGGGTTCTGCGCCGTACTCGGCCCAGCTCGCAATGCTGCGCCGGAGCATCGGGGAGTCGTGGACGCACTTCGCAATCGCAAGCTGCTCGTCCTCGGAGAGCGACACGTACCCGAGCCGCGCCTTGCCGTCGTTGTCGAGGATCGCGTCCCGGGTCTCCGCGTCCTGCGCCTCGAACCCCACGCCTCCGCCGGTCGCCACCTGATCGGGCGTCTTCTTGATGAGCTTGAGCACGAGGTCCTCGGGGAGCTTCGCGTAGTTGAGCAGCACGTACGTCGCCCACACGCGCGGGTCGAGCTGCATGTCCTGCGCGAGACGGCTCATCGCCTCGACGATCTGGTACCGGAGCTGGATCAGCTCCAGCCGCTCGAACTCGTCCAGGTACGAGATCGGCGACATCTGCACCATGTATGCGTTCTCGGCGAGCGTCGGGTCAAACTCGTTCTTCCCTGCGCCCGGCTTCTGGAGCAGCACGTAGTGAACGTCGCAGAGCTGCCGCAGGCCGAAGATCGCCGCGCGCTGGATGCGCTTGCACGTCCGCGCGAAGCGCACGTCCTGCTGCATCAGCGTCGCCTTCGCGTTGATGTCGCCCTCGAACCCGAAGTACGCCTTCGGCACCTTGGCCGAGCCGAAGAACTCGTCGCGGAAGTGGTCGAGGTCGTACACCTCGCCGATCGTCCCCGAACCCGCCAGCAACTCGACGCGCGATTCGCGCCCCTCGATGAGCGGCACGAAGATGTCCTCCAGCGGCGTCAGCGGGTTGTACTGCTTCTTGTACTCGGGCGTCGCGGGGTCGACCAGCTCGTGCTTGCGGAACCGCTTTCTCCAGCGGTTCACAAAGGCCATCGCCTCGTGCTCCTCCATATTCCCGACGTTGACCATGATGAGGTTCCGGTCGGGGACGCGGCGTAGGCGGTACATCAGGATCGACTCCTCGGTCAGAGTCATCCGTCGCCACGAGCGGAAGAGGCCGTCCAGGAGCGAGGTGCCGTACGTGCTCTCCTCACGCTTGCCGAGCAGCCGGAAGTGGATGAAGTCCCACGGCCACGAGACGTCACGCTTGCCCGCGCGGAACTTCGTCTTCTCCTGCTTGAAGCCGACGAGCCGCTGGTACTTGTCCTCCTCGCGCGAGACCGCGAGCGTCGGGGAGAAGCGCCAGCCCAGCACGCCCTTCTCGGTCGCATAGAGCAGTCGCTGGAAGGCGTCGCCGTACTTGAGCATTCGGCGGACGATGGCAGCGATGCGGTCCTCGACCTGACAGTTGCGGAAGCACTCCTCGCCCGCGCGCACCATCGCGGCGTTCTTCGACTCGACCCACGCCGACACGCCTCGGTCGTAGTCGCGCTGCGTGCTCTCCTCCGCGTACACGTCGAGGATCCCGGACACGAGGCCGTACGTGTCCATCTCGTCGTAGATTTCGTACCGACGCCTGCGGTCGGCCGCGAGCGTGAAGAGACGCTCGTACGCAGACTCCGCCAACGCTCGTGAGGTCTGATCCTCCGCGTCGAGGTCGTCGAAGTACGTCGCCATCGGCCTGGACTGCCGGTCGTACAGGCCGAGCAGATTCCAGTACCACGGCGTCCGATGGGGCTGCCCTCTGAGCGGTCGATCGGTTTCAGGCATGGGAGGTGTCCGCGTTCGTAGTGCTGAGCGTCAGAGTATCACGGCTGGAGGTTCCTGCGAAGCGCCTCCCACTTCGGCCCCTTGCGGCCGACCCGTCGTGTATCCGATTGTCGCACCTGCGAGGGTGCCACGGCAACCGTCTCCCGGTCCACAGAGCCGGGTCTCCCATTCTGACCGTTCCTCCGCACGGCGACCATCTCGGCCACGTCCTCCATGTCGAAGTCCGGGAGCGTCGGCACCGACGCGGCGCGCGGATCGTTCGTGAGATGCCAGACGACTCCGGCCACCGCGTCGCTCACGTCCTTGGACCCATTGCCTCCCTTCGACGAGCGCGTGGGGTGGTCGACCTTGCGCTTCTTGATGTCCCGCTCCAAGTCGAGGACCTCGTCGATGAACGGCGGGTACTCGTAGTAGGAGATCCGCCGGTCGAACATCGCCGAGCGCAGGGAGAGGTACGCCTCGTCGTCCCGGTCGACGGAGAGCTTCCCGGCCTCGATGTTGAAGCGTCGGAGGATCTGGATGGAGTCGGCGGACTGGAAGCCGTCGAACGTCACCCGCTCGACGTGAAAGAGTTTGGAGAGGAAGACCACGAAGGCGCGCATCTTCGCCAGCTCCACCTCTTCCCCCGGCGGCGGCACCACCCGAGCCATCAGGTCGATAATGGCGAAGGGGTTGGAGACCTCGGACTCCGTGCCGTCCGGGTTCACGCGGCGGTTCCGCACCATCCCCGCGACGTGCCCCATTGCGAAGCCGAGGGCGTCGCCGGTCAGGCCGATGTCGACGTGGATGAAGCGCGGGCAGTTCGGATTGAGTAGCGGGACCCACTTCGACCGCCGCGTCCGACACACCTCTCGGACGTCGAAATAGTCGTCGAGGCGGATATCGTCGTCGCACGAGATGGTCAGCGCCTCGCGGTTGAACGGGTGCTGCATCTTCGGGTGGATGCCGTCGAACACCGACTGCCGATCGCGGACGAGCGGTGAGAGGTTGAAGGTCGCCACGCCCGCGATGTCGCGCAGGGCTTGGTCGATGTCCTCCGTGAAGGGCTTACGGAACTCGCCCGGCACCTCGACGATCTTCGCGTGCTTCCGGCACCGCTCCCCGTCCTTGAGCAGACGCGATCGGCTGATGCGGTCGCCCACCTCCACGCGGAACGTCGGGAGCGTAAACTTCTTCTTCGACTTCACCTCCCACAGCGCGTAGTCGGAGATGTGCGTCGAGGCGTTGCCCTTCACCTTGCGGAGATGCTCCTCCAGGAAGGAGGTCTGAGCGTTCCGCGAGGAGAGCAGCATCATGATCCCCGGGAGGCTGCCGCCCGGTCGGATGAAGCGAGACTGCAAGCGCGTGTACGTCGCGTTGTAGAGGTCGTACGCCTGACCCGTCTGGACACCCGCCTCTCGGTTGTCCTTCACGCGCATGAAGTTGACCTCGTCCATCAGGAACGAGAACAGGTCGAGTCCGAGAGCGTGCAGCTCCTGCGAACCCGGGATCACCATGAACTTGCGTCCCGTCGATCGCTCGAAGTCGATCTTGCTGTCGATCTTCGTCGAGCGCGGGAACTCCTGGCGGAAGTACGGGCTGGAGTCGAGGAAACCCCGGAGCTTGTAGTAGCCCGCGTCCGCAACCTGCCGCTTGGTGATCGAGTACACCCCGAAGACGATCAGCGACCCAGGGAGCAGTCCATAATAGGCCGAGGCGTCGCGCAGACACGAGAGATAGTACAGCTTGTACGCGAGGCCGACGCAGGCGAGCGTCGTCTTGCCGATGCCGATCGCGCCGGTCATCACCCACTCAAAGACCGACGAGCCCGGGGCGAAGACGTAGTACAGGTCCTCCTTCCACGCCGGGTGCAGCTCGCTGGCCGCGCGTCCGAGGTAGTAGTCGTCGTGGATGAACTCCTCGATGCCGACCGGCTTCGTGTGGAAGTCCGCCTCCCACAGCACGTCATGGATCGCGCTCCACCCTTCGTCGTCGACGATCGCCTCCGAGAGCCAGCGGATGACCAGCTCGCGCTCGTACGGAGTCAGCCGGTCGAAGAGGTTGCGATCCTGATGCAGCACCTCCTCCGCAACGCGCTCGAAGAGTCCGACCTGCTCGGACCCCTGCACACTGGATGGCTTCAGGATCTTACCGCGCCCGGCCATTGCCACCCCCTGAGCGCGTCCGCTTCGTGACCTTCTTCTTGCCTCGCTTCTTCTTCGTGACCTTCTTCTTGCCTCGCTTCTTCTTCGTGACCTTCTTCTTGGCCGCCTTCAGGCCCAGACCGACGAGTGCCTTCTCCTTGATGTCCGGTAGCTGCAGGAGAAGTTCCTCGATCGTGTTCCGCACGCGCTCGCGCGAGAGGGCGCGCTCCTCCTCCGTCGTGTGCTTCGGGTCAGCGCCGAGATCCGGAGCTTCGTCCGCGCTCTCGATGAGCAGGTTGATCTGGAAGTCGCCGACGTGCTGCTCCGCGTGAACGCGCGTATCCCCGACGCCGAGCGCACCGAGCACCGAGGTCGCCGCGCGGATCTGGTTCGCCGAGGTCTCGGCTTCGCGGAGGATCGGGTTCCCCCGTGCATCCGTCAGGATCGCCTTAGTCTCGGGATGCCGGTCGAAGACAGGCCCGGCCATCGCGCGAGCGAGGACCGCAGCCGCACCCTCGGAGAGCTTCGCCAAGTTCCGTGTGGTGACGTAGCGCGTGCGGGCGCTGATGACCTTGGAGTGGCGGAACTCCTCCTCCAAGAGCGCCATCTCGGCCACGACCTCGGGCCGCGCGATGAACTTCCGCATCGCGGCGGTCGTGTACCCCTCGTCCAAGAGAACGCTGGGTCCCTGCGACCACAGCCGCCGGACAAGGCCCCTCTCCGGTTCGGTCAGCATGCGGACCCCCCTGCCGTTGGCAGGCTGCCACTGTCCAACCGCTTGAGCCGCATCAGCTCCGGCTGCACGTCTCGCATGGCCCGTGCGTACCCCGCGTCCCCCGCCTGCTGAACCTCACGCTGGGCTTGAGCGTGCAGCGCCTGCGCGTCCTGAAGCGCCCCCTGCAGCCGCGCGATCTCCAAGTCCTTCGCGTCCGGGTCCGGGACGCGGTACGTGCGTAGCAGTTCGATCAGTTGCGTCGGGTCGATACCGACGCGCTTCCACCCCTGCCCGACGGCCTGCGCCGCTCGCTGCTGAAGTTCCCGACGGACCAACGGGTGCAGCACGGTCACAGCTCGCCCTCCAGGGTTGGGGAGATTCGGAATCGGACGCGCGGCCGATCCGCCGTCTGAATCGGCTCCCGCGTCGTCGGGTGGTAGTACCTCCGACCGCGCGCCTGATACGGCGAGAGCGTCCCCACGTTGTGGAGAGAGACCTCGCGGCCTTCCGACAGCGCCTCTCGAACCGCGTCGAGAGCCGTCTGCCAGACCGCGTGAGCTTCTCGAACGGTCAGCCCGCACTCTTCCGCGAGCGCCTGCTGGATCTGCGCGCTCGTGAGTTTCGTCGGGCGTCCGTTAGACCGAGAGCCGTTCGCAGAGCCGTCACCTTCCGTGGCGGCACCTGAACGAGATCGTCTAGGAGGCATAAAGTCAGCTCCTCGCCATCAGGACGCGCAACCTGTAGCACCGGAGCTTCGTGGGGTCGGATGTCCAAGTGGTCTGCCGCCCGACGGGAGAGCAGGGCATAGTCCTTCCGTCGGTTACGAGTGAAGAGGAGCAGGGGTACGTGCCGCGTCTTCTTGGCCTGGGCCTTCGCCTGCCGCCACCAAGCCCACACCGGCCAGTTCGGGGCTTCCAGGATCGAATCCATCTGCCCCTTCTCCTGCTTCTTGCACTCCACGCTGAACGGGAACTCGGGCCGCAGGTCCGGGCGGTGCAGGATGTCACCTGCGCCTTCCCAGTGCCCCTCAACGGGTTGGATGGCCGTCGACCGCATTCGGAATGGCAAGTCGTCGGCCCGCAGCCCGTCGGGAGTGTCGCACCACCACGCAGACAGCACGCGGCAGATGCTCACCATGTAGCGGTTGCCCTTGATCCGCTCTCCAGCGCCCATGCCGCCAGGGAATCACCCTTCGGTCTTCGGCGCTAGTTTCTTCTTGAGTTTTTTCTT